GACGTTGCAGTGAGCGAAAGATCTAAACATCTGGATATAATATTCAGCGAAAATCCTCCGCGGGCAGACCAGAAGTATATAAAAGTCTATTAGGAACAAGATGAAACTATTAATTGAAAATTGGCGACAATATTTAAGTGAACGAATAGATTCTTTGCCTCCTCGCAAAGATGAGCCGTGGGATATTGGGGAAACCTTCGTTCCTATTACAAAATTAGACATTATTGAAAAGCCTGCAGTGATGCCCCAAGAAAAAAATACACTTTTAAATCAATTTGATGCCCTGCAGGCCACAGATAATACCGATCCCTTCAAAGGAATCACTATACAAAACGTTTTAGATTCCATTTATAGCTTAAGTGGCAATTCCGATGATTTTAAATACGAGACCAAAGAGGACGCATGGAAAGATTATATTGATCCCTATCGATATGAGAGAAAATCGTTGAGGGATTATCACCGTAAAATTAAAAAAATCCTGCGCAATCGTTAACAAATGTAAAACCGGTTTATTAATATCACCATTACTATTTATTAAAGAAATTGGAGTGCCATTTAAATGCCTTGTGATATTACTAATAATTCTCCCTACGACACATCTTCTATAGAAAAAATGGCGCATAGCTTATATCCCTTTGCTCAAAAACGCATGGGATTCCATAAGCCCCCCCAAATGGTCTTTGATTCAGACCCAGAGAATGCTAAAAATATTTTAGGCAAAACGGCCCAATATGAGCCTGGGACGATGACCATTACAATTTTTGTTAATGATCGTCACCCTAAAGACATTTTGAGATCTCTCGCCCATGAGTTAGTTCACCATGCGCAAAATTGCAGAGGCGAATTTGAAAACGGCGGTGCCACCGACGTGGGCTACGCACAGACAGATGATCACATGCGCGAAATGGAACGAGAAGCCTACGAAGTTGGCAACATGTGCTTTAGAGACTGGGAAGACGGTATAAAATCGCAAATGCCATTACACGAAACTATTTATAAACAGCTACTGAAAAAAGGAGATAGCTACATGTCTACGAAAAATTGGAAAAATGCCGAGCTTAATACCCTCCTCATGGAGAAATGGGGCTTTAAAGCTAAAGAGGAAAAAGAAGTTCTCAAAGAAGAAGTCGAAGCCTTCATGAATATGAAGTCGGACTATAATACAGGACAAAAAGAAATTCCCAAAGACGCTCTGGAAGAGGAGGACGAGGAAGAATTTAAAGTTGATTCGGACCACCCTCATGGCTCGGAAAGCCGTCAAGAAGTATTAGACCAGCTGGATGAAAAAGTATTACGCAGCGTTATTCGCCGAGCTTTGCAAAAATCATTGCAGGCACAATAAATCATGAAAATCGATTTAAATAAAATGACCAGGCGGTTTTTATTTGGTGAATCGAAAGCAAGACCTTCAGTGCGAGCTTATGCCGAATCTATTCTAAATATTTTAGAAACCTTTGCGCCTCGCTCTCAAAGAGAAAGTAGACAAGTATCTATTGCCAAACAGCACCTCAATGAAATTAAAAAGTTAAATCGTAGATTAGAAGAAAAACTCAATTTGCTTGAAGAGCAAATTAAAGTATTAGAAGAAGGAAAGTAATATGGGAGGCGTTGCAGGCCATTTAGCTCATCTCTATGACAATAGGGATTTATCTTACAACAATATCAAAAATATTCTCTCTCAAGCTGCAGCGGGCGAACTAGTCGGCACAGAAAAAACTGATGGCTATAATATTTATTTGGGTTATGTAAACGGACTTCCTCGTGCTGCCCGCAATAAAGGCGATATGGCCAAAGGCGGTATGACTTTTGAAGATTTGGTTAATCGTGAATTTCAAGGTGGCACAAAGGCCAAAAACGCCTATTTAAAAGCCTTCCAATCCTATAAAAAAGCGGTTGATTCTCTGTCCGATAGCGAAAAAGCCACTATCTTTGGACCCGATGGAGAGGTATTTTATAATGCCGAGATTCAAGGGCCTTCCGCTCAAAATGTAGTCAATTATGATGACGATATTATCAGCATTCATCGCATGGGGCATAAATTATATAATGCCGAAACTAATACTGTAGATCAAGTAGATACTCCCGAAGGATCCGTGTTGTTGGATAACCTTGTGGAGCGCTTCGAAGAGGCGACAGCAGATGAGCCATTCTCTGTGCGCCGCACTGCTTTTTTAGAATTAAATAAATTAGACGATGGCCATGATTTGAATATTGCCCTTGAAAGAATCCAAAAAGCTGGTTTAACAGGGAACATGACCATTGGCGAATATTTAGAAAATCGCCTTAAGGAAGCATCTTCCGAAGAATTAGGCTTTTTAAGCGAAGATATCCAACAACAAGTTATTGATCGCATTCTCAAAAAAGAAGGTTTCTTGGGCCTCAACAAAATTTACAAAGGGTTTCCGGATGACGTAAAAAGGCGCATCAAAGAATTTGTTGAGCAATCTCCCCTTCTAATCAAAACGGCCATCTGGCCCATTGAAATGGCCATCCACGATTTTGCAGTTGAACTTTTAAAAGGAGTTCAGAGCGCTTATATTTTAGATAATGATGCCCAAGTTGACAATCTTAAGTCCCAAGTTGAACAAGCGATTCGTGCTATTCAAACACATCGGGGTCCATATCAAGAAGACATGTTCGCTATATTAGAGCAACAACTAGAAAAACTCAAACACCATGACAAGATTGATACGGTTGTAGAAGGATTTGTTTTTCAAGTCGGAGATCAGATGTATAAGTTTACTGGTAATTTTGCGCCAGTAAATCAACTATTAGGTCTTTTTAAATATGGAAGAGGAAACATCCCCCCTCTTAATTTGGATGCCAACGAACTAGAAGCCGGAGAAGAAAAAGAAAAGAGAATCATTGCTATTTATCCAGGTCGCTTCCAACCCATGGGCCAACATCACGCAGAGACATTTAAACGCATTCAAGAAGAGTTTGGCCCCGAAAACACATTTATTGCCACGTCAAATGTTGTTAATGCGCCTAAATCTCCTCTTAATTTCGCTGAAAAGCAATTAGTCATGATGGAACACGGAATATCGCCTGACAACGTTGTGGAGGTCAAAAATCCTTACAATGCGGCCGAAATCCTAGAGAAGTTTGATCCTAATACAACAGCGGTTACATATGTGGTTGGAGAAAAGGATATGCAAGAAGACGCCCGTTTTGGGAAATTAGGCGGCACAACTAAAGATGGAACGCCACGATATTTTCGTAATTATGCCGAAGAAGAGGGCGAACTCAAGGGTCACGATAAACATGGTTACATCAAAGTGGCGCCACATGTTTCAATTGATATTCCCGAAGTAGGCGAGATGTCTGGTACTAATTTGCGCAAAGTTTTGCGAGATGCTGACGAAGAAACGTTTAAAAGAGTTATGGGATGGTATGATCCTGAAATTCATGAATTGTTAAAAAGCAAATTTGGAGCCATGGCCCTAGAGGAGACCCAGTTTAATCTGGGAATATTTCGTGGGTTAGTTGACGAAATTCTTGCTGAAGAAGATGAAGACTTAGAAGAGATTTCTTCGGCTGGGGGTGGTTCAAATGTGGGGTTTGCTGGTGGCTTAAGTGTTTTGCCGCGGAAAAGAAACCGCAAACGTAAGAAAAAGAAAAAAATAGACGAAATGGTTAATGAATTTTATGACTATTTATTACACACGCTTAAGGGGAATTAAATGATTGACCGTCACAAAGCATTAAATGAATTAAAAGAGGAACAGCGTCTACGTGAATTTGTTCGCAAAGGATTGAAGCTTTATTTTGAGCAGAAAAAAATTCAACGACCACAACAAATAAACGAAGAGCAACGATTGCGCCAAAATATTCAAAAATTAGTGAGCGAAGTCAAAGAAGAAGAAAGATTAAGAAGCGTTGTGCGAGACCTTATTCGCGAAGTATCGAAAACAGACGTTCCCGTTGAACAGCCCCATGTTAACACTGGAATTAACGTGCTGGAAGATCTTTTAAGAAATATTATCCCTCAAGTTGAAAGTGGTTATAAAGCTTTAACAAGCGCAAAAGAACAACGGGTGTCTTTTAGAGCGCACATGCTTAACGCTGTAGAAAATACTCTTCTGCCTGCTGAAGTAGTTGCTGGAGTTCCACATGATGAAGAAGAAGTAGACGTTGTAGAGCTTGACGAACAAGACATCACAATGGATATTGGCGATGACGAAGACAAATTCATTCCCGTAAGAGATGTAGATCTAGAACCTGAAGAAGAAGTAGAAGTAGAAGAAGACGAGTTTAGTATTGAAGGTGAAGATTTAACAGGAAGAAACTTCGCTGCTAATACCTGGAATAAAGTGGAAAAACAAACTCTTGATGCTTTCGAAAGCCTAGGCGATGAAGAAGACAGAGAGCTTTTTAAAGATTATCTTTTAACCAATCTTAAACTTTATTTTGATAAATTTGAAGAAGAACTTCAAGCTAACCTATCAGAACCTGAATCTCCAGATTACGAAATGGCCGCTACCACTGCTGTAGAAGAGCCTGTAGAAGACATCCCTGCCTTATAGTTTAATTTTCAAAGAACTTATGTTATAATCATTTTAAGAAAGAAGACATATGCACTTTAGCATATCAATTTTGATTTTTTAAATGGTTTGGAAAAAACGAAAAAAGTACTATGGTTTATATGAAAAGTATAGTATAATAAATAAATATAAGAAAGAAGATAAGCTTAATAATAGTATATTAAATTATATTAACAATATTTCTTTAGAAGACCTTATAGCTATTAAGTTAGAATTATCAACAAGAATCTTAAGTGGTAAATATTATGGTTTACCCTTATGGCATTCAATTCGTCATTTAACTGCTGATGCAATCCTAAAAACAGCAGTGAGTGTTTGTAGAACGAAGAGTGAAGCTTCTAGGTTTTTAGGAATGGATTATACAGATTTCCGAAAACTAATTAAAAAATATAAAACAGAATCATTTTTTGAAGATGAAAGGAATGGGGGCGAAACGGTTTCGACGGAGGACGAATAAAATAGCGTGCAAAACTGTGTGGGTAACACAGTAAAAATACTCAAACTTTATAAATGCCAACGATAACGTTGAATTTGATTTTGCCTTAGCGGCTTAATCGGAAGTTGTTAATAGCTTTCTTAAAAAATATTAACCGTTTTCAATTTTCAGAAAAATTGGTGGTGCGCGCAGTAGGTATTTGGTCATTTTTATGACTATATATTTTCGGCAGCCAGCGCCATGAGCTGGTGAATGGATTCCCTGACCTTGGTCGGGTGGTTGGTGCTTAGGCGGTTCATGCACCTACTTTTGTGAATGACGGTATTTCTGCAGTTTTTCGGACCCGGGTTCGACTCCCGGCGCCTCCACTTAATTAACTTTCTACTAATTATATTATATTCCAAGGAGATTTGTTATGACAGATGACATTGAAAATGTAGAGGAAGGTGCACAGCCAGAAGAGACGCCAACAGCGGAAAGTTGGGATCTTCCGGACGATGCTCCATTTGGCCTAGACGATTTTGATTTCGTAGAGGCTTATGACGACGAGCCGTCCGAGGACGACCGCATGCTAGGAGAAAACACCGCGCCCAGCGCAATTAATTGTGCATTTATCGGCGTCGGTGGCGGCGGCGGAAAGATGGCCAAAGCCTTTTTGGATTTAGGCTTTAATAAAACTCTTTTAATCAACACGACTGCAAAGGATCAGCCTACGGGTGTACCTGCAGAAAATTTTCTTTTAATCCCCGGCGCCGATGGCGTAGCTAAAGACATTAAGCTCGGTAAAGAAGTTTTAGGCGATAATAGCACTTTTGTGGAAGATGCTTTACGCACACGAATTGGTAAAGTAGATTGGATTTTTGTATTAGCTGGTGGAGGCGGCGGCACCGGAAGTGCGAGTTCCGTGTTGCATGATTGTATTACACGTTATTTAACCTCAATTGAGGCCGAAGGTAAAGTTATTTATATTACGAGTAAGCCCAGCGCGCAAGAACTTTTGAACCCTACTATTAAAAATAATTGCCAGTCGCTTTTCAAAGACATCCATAATCATCCGCACATTGTCATTGACAATGAAAAACAACTCCAATTATTACGCGGTAAAGTGGGAATGTTGAATATGTATCCAGCCGCTAATAGAAATTTTGCAAAGTTATTAGCCCAAGTTTTAAAGCTGGCTAACGAGCCCTCTCCTATTCAGGCGTTTGATTCCAAGGATTTGGAAAGATGTTTGCGCACTGGTGGAAGAATGTTGTTAGGCAGTACAGTTGCACGAGATGTTTCTGCTCATGATTTAGGGGCAAATGTGTTTCAAGGGTGCCTCCGTTCTTCTCCGTGCCCTCCCCCTACGCGCAACCCAAAAACGGGAGTATTGCTTTTAATTGTGACACCTGAAATGGGAGATGATCCGCGAGTGAGTAATCGCTTAGAAGCGGCTTTTTCTTATGTGGGTGGTCGCACCGAAACATTATTTTCCGGGGTGTATGTTGCACCCCGTCTTCCTGGTTTAATTGCCTTAACGCTTTTAGGCGGAATGTAGGCTAAAAATAATATTTAAAATAGTATTTGATTGTTGATAAAATTAGGTATATTTTATTAATGAGAGGGTCTTATGGATACTAAGAACTGGCAGTCGGCGGGCGTTTTTAAGACATTTGAGGAAGCTGATCAAAAACGCGATGAATTAAAAGAAAAATTTGATTTAGTCAAGGTAAAGCGATGTGGTCGCGCCGGAAACCTTTTTCGGGTTAAAACATGGACACAACCCCTTCCGCCTAAAAAAGAAAAAACTACTGTTAAGTCCAAATATAAAAAAGGTAAAAAAAATGCCCACCTTCGCTCTGGACCGCAAGGGGAATAAAATATATACTGGCACATGCGTTCTTTATAAGAATAGATCCTTTATTATAGAAAGCATGCACGACCCTTTGTATTGGAATCGTGAACAGTATATCACCCTTGTAGATAAAAAGAACAAAAATAAAAAGATCGAATTCGTCTTACCTCAAGATGTCGTTAAGATAAGAACCCAAAGGAATGCATGAGCAAAAGCGTTTTAATTGTTGGCACAGGAACTATTGGGGAGCCCCTCATCGGCTTATTGGCAGATTTCAAAGAGAAACTCGGCTTAAATGAAATCATATTTCACAAACGAACGCCGCTTATTGAAGAAGTAGCCAAAGTCAATAGTTTAACCAAAAGAGGCGCAAAGCTGGCGTCTGACGAAGAGAAGATGCACTTTTTTCGAAAATTAGGGCACAAAGTTTCTTATAATTTTACGGAAGCGTTGGAACGAGCTAGCGTGATCATCGACTGTACTCCTGCCGGCAACGAGCATAAATACAAACACTACCAACATTATCCCGAGAAGCTCTATATTGCCCAAGGGAGCGAAAAAGATTTTGGGGTACCTTATGCGTATGGAATTAATGATACCATATTCAAGGAAAGCCCTAGTTTTATTCAAGTGGTCAGCTGTAACACTCACAATATTGCTGCTATATTGCATTCTATTGATCCAAGTCTAAATCGTATTGAAAAAGCCGACTTTGTTTGCATTCGGCGCGCCAACGATATCAGCCAAGAAGGAAACTTTATTGCCTCCCCACAGGTTGGGAGCCATAAATATACCAACTTTGGGACCCATCATGCAAAAGATGCCTATGATTTGTTTAAAACCAAAAATAAGCACATCAACATTTTTTCCAGTGCTCTTAAAATCAATTCTCAATATATGCACCTTCTGCGTTTTGATCTTATTGTGTATCAATTCTTATCTACGGCTTCTTTAATTGATAAGTTTAAAGAAAACAAATTTGTGTCTTTAACTCATAAGACTTTGGCTAATAAGATTTTTTCTTTTGGCCGCGACCATGGGTATTATGGGAGAACTTTTAATCAAACTGTAATTTCTATTCCATCGTTACTCGCGGCTCAAAGAGGGGGAAAAACTCAAGTGACCGGCTTTTGCTTCACTCCTCAAGATGGCAATTCCCTTTTGAGTAGCGTAGCCGCCTGTTTATGGGGTATCTATAAAGAAGACTATTTAAAATATATGAAAACTTTTGATGAATTTTTATTTGATGAAATCTAGCTCATGAGCCCTAAATACACAAAACGCCGCCATTCTGCTACTCGGAGCAATTTTGATTATGTGTGCGAGCCCAACAATATGAGAATCCTAGTAGAAATAGCCCCCAGCGCTCACGGTAAAATTAATGTCACCCTCTTCATCGATGAAAAAGAAGCGCTTTTTGGCACCTATCGGGTTAAAAACCTAGATAAAGACACTTTAAATGAGAGAGTCGCCACCTTTTGCAAAGGAATAGCCATGTTTTCAGAAGACGATATACGTTCTTATGTTGCTGAAGATCGATCTATATTGGCGCGTAACGCCAAGCGTTATTTAAAAGAGGTAAGAAATAAATTAGGAAGTCTTATCTGGCGTAAGTGAATCTGGTTCGAAGATATTATCTAGCCCCAGCCGGTTCATCACTCTTTTATACACGATGTATTTATCAAGATTTGTTCTAATAAAGGAGATAAGATGATCATATCTTGTGCTCAAAGTAATCACCGGAAACCTAACAAAAACAGAATGAACGAGTCCCACCAATTCCCCGTCTTCATTAACAATCATCGATCCCGAGCTACCGGGCGCCGCCGGCAAGAAGTACCATGCCAAGCCTTCGGTTTCTCCACTATAACGCCCCTCCAAAATGGGCACCATATGGGGCCTAAAAATGGCTATTGGCGCCGCAATATTATAGACACGATCTCCCGGCTCGGGTTTTGTGGGAGAGATTTTAACGGCTTCTACCCCTTCAGTAAGATCCTTGACGAATACGAGGCACACATCAATTTCTCTATCATAAGTCAAAACCGCAGCCTTATAACTTTCTCCATCCAGCCGTCGCATTACATAAGTCGCGACCGTTTTAGTCGTTGGGGATTCTAACGCAGGGGGAACATTATCTTCGCATACATGCGCTGCTGTAATGGCATACGCGCCATCTTTGGCTACTTTCACTATAAAGCCGCTAGCAGCCGAATTAAAATTATGGGTGGCACAGTCGTTGTCTATACATTGAATAACGGTGAGGGTTTTACGAATGTGTAAAAATGAGGTACGGGGGAGAATATCTTTAGGTTTTTTTTCTATATGCCCACATGACAAGAGGGAAAGAGCAAGCAAAACTATTAAAATATTCCTAAAGTTCATCCTAAAGTAAATATGACTGGAAAAAAACAATCGTTATTTTTATACAAAAAAAACACAAACTAATTATTTTAGAGGATTCACACACTGCATGGCCAAAAAAGTTTATGTTTTAGATACTAGCGTTTATTTAACAGATGCAAATTCTATAATCTCCTTTGGAAATAATGATATTGTTATACCTTTTAAAGTATTAGAAGAGGTAGACAATCACAAGAAACGCCAAGATAGCGTAGGCACCAATGCGCGCAAACTTATACGAATGCTGGATTCGCTCCGCGAAAAGGGGACTTTGCACAAAGGAGTGCGCCTAGGTAAAGGCAAAGGAATTGTTTTTGTTAAAAATTGTAACGAGCATGATAAAAATCTAGATTTGTCTATTGCCGACAATGAGATTATTTCGGTGGCCCTAAGTGAAAAAGAAAAAAATCTTAATAGAAAAGTAATTGTGGTTTCCCGCGATATCAACATGCGCGTTAAATGCGATGCATTGGGATTGGTAACAGAAGATTATCAAGTTAATCAAATAGTAAAAGACACGAGCCATATATACACAGGCTTTGTTGAACATTTGGTCGATGAACCACTCATTGATAGATTTTATGCTGGCGAAGACATTTATCTGGAAAAAGATGAAATCGTTTTAATGCCTAATCAATTTGTACTTTTAGTTTCTAATCAAAATCAAAAGAAAACTGCCCTGGCCCGATTTCTTAACGCCCACACTCCGCTTAAGCGTATTAATGGCGAACACAAGAAGGGAATGTGGGGAGTTAAGCCTCGCAATAAAGACCAGATATTTGCACTGGACCTCCTTCAAGATCCTTCGGTTCATATCGTCACTTTGGTGGGGAAAGCGGGCTCTGGCAAAACACTATTGGCAATTGCGGCCGGGTTATACCAAACTATGGAAACACAAGAATATAAAAGACTTGTCATCTCCCGGCCCATCCAGCCCATGGGAAGGGATATCGGCTTTCTCCCAGGTACGATGGCAGAAAAAATGGCCCCATGGGTTGCGCCCATCCAAGATAATTTACAATTTTTGATGGGAAACGACAAAGAAACTTTGCGTATGTACATTGAAGATGGTACAATTGAAGTTGAAGCTCTAACATATATAAGAGGCCGTTCCATTTCCAACGCATTTATTATTGTGGATGAAGCCCAGAATCTGACTGCACATGAATTGAAAACAATCATCACTCGTGTAGGAGAAAATACTAAATTGGTTTTAACTGGCGACGTAGAACAAATAGACAATGTATATATCGATGAAACATCCAATGGCCTCACCCACGCCGTGGAAAGGTTTAAATCATACGATATATCAGGACACGTCACTCTTGTCAAAGGTGAACGATCAAAAATTGCTACACTCGCAGCAAAAATTCTTTAAAAATATATATATGTAATGTTATTATTGACATGGAGGCTATTATGAGCTATAATGAAAATGAGAATCCTGACTTGCAAAAAGTCGTTGAGAAAGAGAACCCAATGAAAGGGTGGCTTGTTAGCTATGTTGGCGACAAGCTTAAACCTGAGAATGATGAAGTAACGGTAGAATTGATTATCGAAGCCATGGCAGATGAATTTCCTGAATTTATATTAGCCGTCGCCGAAGAAAACTTTATAAGAGGATACCGACAAGCTTTAGTGGATGTAGATGAAGAAGAAGCGCCTGCCGAAGAAACACAGAATGAAAAACTATATAATCAAAAATAGCGAAATAATTCAAGAAAAACTGGCGTCTTCTTTTTATGATAAGCCAATTAACATTGTAAATCCCTTTATTAACCCTATTAACTTTAAAAGTGTTTTATCCCAATTAGAGTCTTATATTCCTCTCCACTTGACCCATAATTTGGATGGGATTTATATTGGGGATTTCAAAGATTTTAAAAAGAACAACCGCGATGTAAATGCATCTTATAAAGACGGCGGCATTTTTGTTTCCAACGAGCAAGATGATGAAGCTGATTTAATAGACGATATCATCCATGAGATTGGTCATTCTTTAGAAGGGCAATACAAAGATCATTTATATGGAGACGAAGTTTTAGAAGGGGAGTTTTTAAGCAAAAGACGGACCCTTTATCATCTTCTTGATGATAATAAAGAGAAAAGTCTGATGGACTTTTTGGATCCTGAATATAGTTTGGACTTTGATATGTTTTTGTACCAAACACTGGGCTATGACTATTTACGCCTTGCGTCTGCTAATCTGTTTTATTCTCCCTATGGAATCACTTCTCTGCGCGAATATTGGGCAGACGGATTTGAAAATTATTTCTTGGGCGACAGAAGAAAGTTAAAAGAATTAAGCCCCATACTGTATAATAAAATAAAAGCCTTAGTTGATAACGAAATAGAATAAATGACCCACATCTCATATTCCGAATTAAAAGAGTGGACCGTGTGTCCATGGAAGCACAAATTAAATTACATTGATAGGATCAATGAATTTAAAGGAAACGAACATACAGCATTTGGCACCAGCATGCATACTGTATGTGAACATTTAGTTTCAGATGGCAAATTAGAGTCGACTGATTTTTTTGATAAAGAGTTTGTGAAAAATCTTTCCACTATTAAAGAAAAAGACCCCAATATCGTTTTTAAGAAAGATTTAGTGGAACAGATGAGAGTACAAGGAGTGGCGCTCATCAAACATGTGCTCCCTGCTCTTCGCTCGTATTTTAGAAAGTTTGAGTTAATTTCAATAGAAGAAAAATTATACACCCCGATTGCAGATCAAGAGTTTAATTTTAAGGGCTTTGTAGATCTAGTTGTAAAAACCTCAGACGGTAAATACCACGTGGTCGATTGGAAAACATGCTCTTGGGGGTGGGATAGTAGAAAAAAGAACGACAAGATGATAACCTATCAGCTTACCCTCTATAAGCATTTTTGGAGTAAAAAACACAACGTTGACCCTAAAGACGTAATTACGCATTTTGCGTTGCTAAAGCGCACAGCGAAACACCATCAAGTAGAATTATTTAAAGTTACTAGCGGCCAGAAAAAAACACAAAACGCTCTTAAACTCTTAAATAAAGCCATATATAATATTCAAAAAGCCAATTTCATTAAAAATAAATTAGCGTGTTATGGAAGATATGGCACGTGCGAATACTATAAAACAACCCATTGCCCTTAAAGGTGACTATGAATAAAAAAATCAAACTCCTAACTTTAGGAGATATGCCGCTTTCTCCGAGCGGCGTGGGTACCCAAACCAAATACATTATTGAATCACTGTTGAGAACAGGCAAATATCAAGTAGTGAGTTTGGGCGGCGCTATTAAACACCCCAATCACAATCCTATTAAAACCGAAGAGTTTAAAGAAGATTGGGTGATTTATCCTGTGGATGGATATGGAAATCCTGACTTGGTAAGATCACTAATACGCAATGAAAGGCCCGACATTTTGTGGTTTATGACCGACCCTAGATTTTGGGCATGGCTATGGCAAATGGAAAACGAGATTAGACCCTTAATACCGATGCTCTATTATCATGTATGGGATAATTACCCCTATCCACACTATAATAAAGTGTTTTATGACTCTAATGACATGATTGTGAGTATTTCCAAGCTCACCCAAGACATTGTAGAAACGGTGGCTCCTAGTGTCAAATCAGTGTATTTGCCTCATGCCGTTAATACGGAAGTATTCACCCCGCGCGACCCTCATAGCGACGAGATAGAAACAGCCAAAAGAACTCTCTTTGGAGAAAGTTATGATCCGGACAAATTTACTTTTTTTTGGAACAATAGAAATGCTCGCCGCAAGCAAAGTGGATCTTTGATTTTTTGGTTCAAGGCTTTTTTAGACAAAGTAGGCCACGACAAAGCTTGCTTAGTGATGCACACTGAAACAAGAGACCCACATGGCCAGGACCTTCAGGCTATAATTCAAGAGTTGGGACTAACGAACGGCGAAATATATTTTAGCCAGCACAAAGTGGATGCCGCACAATTGGCCTTGATCTACAATATGATGGATTGTACCATCAATATATCCGATGCGGAAGGTTTTGGTTTAGCCACGTTGGAATCTCTAGCATCGGGAGTGCCTATTATTGTTAATATGACAGGGGGCCTTCAAGAACAAGTGACTGACGGTGAAAAATGGTTTGGTATTGGACTCTCCCCAACATCTAAAGCTATAATTGGTTCCCAAGAGATTCCTTATATATATGAAGATAGACTTTCGGAAGAAATAGTTGTACAAGCCTTATATGATATGTACACTAAATCGCCGGAAGAAAGAAAAAAACTAGGGGAGCAAGGCCGCCAGCACGTGCTTAAAAATTATAATTTCGAAAATTATGGGAAAGAGTGGGATAATATCTTAACTACGCTCTATGAGGAAGAGGGGTCATGGAATACTCGCAAACCTCACCAACGTTGGATATTTAAGGAGATAGTATGAAAACTAAAGTAATAGTAAGGGCACCCGCCCTGACTCGTACCGGGTATGGAGAGCACGGCCGTTTTGTATTAAGAGCATTGCGCACAATGCAAGATGTTTTGGATATACATTTATTACCAGTTAATTGGGGAGCCTCTAATTGGATGTGGGAAGACACTGAGGAGCGCCGTTGGCTAGATGAGATCACGCATAAGACGGCCATTTATCACCAACAGGCTCAGCAAGCTGGCGTTCCCGTACATTACGACATGAGTGTTCAAGTGACTATCCCCAATGAATGGCAGAAGATGGCTGCGATTAATATAGGCGTAACTGCCGGTATTGAGAGTACTAAAGTTGCCCCTGTGTGGCTAGAAAAAGCCAATGAAATGGATAAAATAGTTACCGTATCCCAACATTCCAAAAATGTTTTTTTAAATACAGCTTATGATGGAACCCACAAGCACACTGGCGAACCTTTGCGGCTCAAATGTACTACCCCTGTAGAAGTGGTACATTACCCCATTAAAGACTGCGACGCAACTCCTTTAAATTTCCAATGCTCTACTTCATTTAATTTTTTGACGATTGCACAATGGGGCCCTCGTAAAAATATAGATAACACGATTTGTTGGTTTGTAGAAGAATTTATCGATAATCCCGATGTAGGACTGGTAGTGAAAGTGTTTGGAAAAGGAGGGTCTCTCATAGACCGGCAGACTTCCCAACGCCAATTAGAAGCACTCTTGGCACCGTATAAAAATAGACAGTGTAAGGTTTATTTTTTACATGGTGATTTAAGCGAAGAAGAAATGCATGGTCTTTATAAACACCCGAGCATCAAGGCGTTTTTCTCGTTAAGCCATGGCGAAGGATTTGGGCTCCCGCATTTTGAAGCAGCATATTCTGGATTGCCTGTAATCGCTCCTGAGTGGAGTGGATATTTAGATTTCTTGTGCATGCCCAAAACGGATAAAAAAGGAAGAAGTCGCATTAAGCCACATTTTATTTCCGTTGATTATGAATTGTTACCCATTAACCAAGAGGCCCACTGGGAAGGAGTACTAGAAAAGGATGCGATGTGGTGTTTTCCCACACAGGGATCATGTAAAATGAAATTGCGAGAAGTGGTCAAAGATTACGGCCGCTTTAAGAAACAAGCCAAAACCTTACAGAAATGGATCTTGCAAAATTTTCAGCCTAATGTTCAATATGAAAAACTCGTTTCGAGCGTAGTGGGAAATTTAAAGGCTACGCCGGAGCCATGGCTTCCTCCTCAAAGTATTGGGGGGGTGAGTTTTTGTATTCCAACAAATGGAAAAAGATCCGAAAAAACCGATTTAACTATTAAAAGTATTCAGAACCAACCATGGGGCGAATTGCCTTATGAAATTATAGTATGCGGGGATGTGGAAAATTTTCAAAACTCTTCGGGTGCCAATATCGTTCTGGTGGAGAAGAAAGACGCATCCACCACCGGCCATGTGGCCACTTTGCGAAATGGCGCAGTCGACCATGCTCAATATGATACCATTGTATTTTGCGATGATGACATTTTGTTAGATGCGGATTGGCTGGACGGCACAAGAGCCTATAACGAGAATAATGGCTGGCAGGTCTTAGGAAACGCTTTGCTCAACCCAGATGGTACTCGTCACTGGGACCGTGCTTTATTGTCTCCGCATGTGTTGGTTAATTATAACCATCCAAGCACGGATAAAAATCTTATCCAAACATCAGGCTTTTTTATGATTCGACGTTCCCTCCACGAAATAGTGCAGTGGAACGAAGAGTGCTTTGTTTATGCTGATCGAGAGAATAAGGGCGTACCCGAAGATGTGCAGTATAGTTTAGATTTACACGCCCATAACATTCCTTTATCTTTTAATGATACAGTATGTGTGTGGCACAATGATGAGCGCTACACCCAGTTTAACAATCAAACATTATATAAAAATGTTATTCCTGATCATCAAGAGCGAGGATTCTCTCCACTATTTGAACGGGCGACGATGGCGGCCACTTTCCAAAAGATATGAAATTATCTATTATAACCGCTGTTGGGCCCCTAAAGCACTATGAAAAATTTATTCCTCGATATATCGATAATGTAATGGCTCAAACTGTTTTTAGTGAATGCGAAATTATTGTAGTTTACATGGAATGGGATGAGAAATTTACACAGTTAAATAAACTAAATAATGTTAAGTATATTCTTGACGACCAAGAAAAAGGCGCCTATAATGCTTGGAATATGGGAATCCAAGCTAGCAATGCACCCTATGTAACAAATTGGAATATTGACGACATTAGGCACCCCACTAGTTTGGAACGCCAAGCTACCATATTGGATAATAATTCTGATATTGATTTAATCTACAATTATCACATGATAACTAATGATTGGGAAGAAACGTTTAAGAATCTTAATCCACACACAGAGCGGCATGTTAAATTTTATCCCGATGATGGACATGCAGTGGTCCATCAATGCTGCATGTGTGGACCAGATCCATTATGGAGGCGCGCCCTACACGATAAGGTAGGCTATTTTGATTATGAGAACTACCCTTCTATCGCGGATTGGGATATGTGGATTCGGATGGCCGACGCAGGGTGCAAGTTTAAACTTATTCCCTTACCACTGTGTCTTTTTTATGATGGTGATTCCAGCATTAGCCAACGTTTTCAATCTTCGCGAGAAGAAATAGAAAATAAAAAATTATACCAGCAGCACAAAGAGGGGTTTGATAACGTCTCTCCGGTTAAGTGGTCGATAGGACGCGTGTATATTAATGAAAAAAGTTATTAGTTTTAGTTTGTGGGGCGACGATGAGAAATATACCATCGGCGCTATTCGCAATGCACAATTGGCCTCCCAAGTATATCCTGAATGGGAAGCGCGCTTTTATTGTGGGACGTCAGTCCCCGTTTCTATCATAGATCAATTGCGCGAATTACAGGCCCATGTGATCATGATGGAAGAAGCAGGGGATTGGACTGGAATGTTCTGGCGCTTCCTCGCAATTGCCGACTCAGATGTAGAAATCATGATTTCGAGGGACACTGATTCACGATTAAACACCAGAGAAAAAGCCGCAGTGGATGAATGGCTTGAAGGCCCCCAACTTTTTCATATTATGAGAGACCATCCATGGCATAATGCCCCCATTTTAGGCGGAATGTGGGGCGCCCGCAAACCCTTGCTTCAGGACATGGCTCAGTTAATAGCCGAATATCAAAAAGGAGATTTTTGGCAAGTAGATCAAAATTTTCTAAGAGAAGTGGTAGCTCCTCGGGTCGAACATACTTTACATATTCATGATGAATTTTTTTCACGGAGTCCTTTTCCTACGGCTCGCAATGGTGATGAATTTGTAGGACAGGTATTTGACGAAAGTGAACAAACCATCCAAGAACATATCGAGATTTTAAGGAGATATTTATGAAACATGAACCCTATGAATTATGGTGGGAAAATAATTTGGGAAAATCCTATGACCATGCAGGCACCCAACACGAAGCTCCCGATGAAGATGGGTTTATAACGTGGATGGGAGATCCTTTTGCTATGGATCGCCAACAGGTAAGGAGACTCCTAGATCCCAATATTAAAACATTTTTGGATGTGGGTTGCGGTGCGGCCCCCGAGTATATCGGACTGCAGCAGAGCCACCCCGACATTGAATACCATGGCGTCGATATTACTCCACGTTTAGTTTCGTATTGCACCAATAAGGGAATTGATGTGGTTTTTGGCACGGCGCGAAATCTGCCCTTTGATGATGCATCGATGGATGCTGTACATGCGCGCCATGTTCTAGAGCACATGGCAGATTTTAAAGAACCCTTAGCAGAATTCATTAGAGTGGCCCGCCAAAAGGTTTATATAGCTTTTTTCATTTCTCCCATTTTAAGCCCCACCAGTCGCATTACTGATATATCACAATTGGACATTCCTTGTTATAATAATGCATATAGTTTGTCGGAAATAAAAGATTTTTTAGCGAGTAGCACTAAAGTAAAAAGCTATGAATGGTATAGTTTGGGAGGGCATAGTAAATGTTTGCTATCCATAGATATAATAGATATAAAGAAAGCGTAAGCTGAATATTCAATACCCTCGCACTGTGTGAACAGCAACGAAAGAGAAGGAGTTATTAAAATGATAAATGGACAAACGAGATTCGTGTTAGACGAACTGGCACAAGAAGGTATCAAATCCGTCTTAAATATAGGATTCAGATATGATTCAGATAAAACTGTTAGAGATTCGGTTCACTCTAGGGGAGGAACTTTTTCTGTTTTAGAAGCGTATGGGCCTAATTGCGCAGATATGCGTATAAAAAATACTGCGGATACTGTGTATGAAAAAGATGTGCGAAACATTGCGGAGTTAGATGCGGAGTGGGATGCTATTATTTGGCTTCATGGTCCCGAACATGTTTATTGGAATGAATTTGTGGAGATACGAGAAGAGATTGAGAAAAAAGCTAAAAAACTTGTGCTCTATCAAGCTCCCATTGGAGAATATCCTCAAGACGCTCTTTATGGCAACCCATATGAAAAACATGTGGAGGCCCTAACCCCAGAAATGTTCTGGCACCTTGGATATGAAATAGTAGTCCACAATGGTAAAAAAACCCATGCGTATGATTTTGTTGAAGGAGAGTTGACGTTTTCCGCGGTACACAGAGTGGAGGGTTAATTGTCAAAACTTTTAATAATTCAAGAAAATGGTCGTCATGACGCCAATCGTCATATGCGAGAGTGTTTTTCACTTCAACATGGGCTCGCTTCGCATGGTATCGAATCGATTATTTGGGGTCTCGGCCACGACAATTTCTCTATTCCTTTTGAAGATATAGTTGCAGATTGTGATGCCATCTTATCAATTGAGAATTATGATACCGGGTGGATGCCAAGCTTGGCCGACATAAAAAAAACCAAGTTGTTTTGGAGCATCGACTCTCATTGTGCGCTTCGACAACATCAACATTTTTGCCACCATGCTAAAATTGATATTCTTTTGAACTCTACGCCTCATTATAATCAATTTTATTCTAATTTAGTTAAAAAACGAGTGTGGTTTCCCAATGCAGTGGATTTAAGATGGTTTAGCCCGTTGGAGTGCGAAAAAAAGCACGATGTAGGGTTTTGCGGAAGCTTGATTCACGATAGAAAACAGTGGCTTAACACCATTCACCAGCAACTACCAGTACGCGTGGGTACGGGAATATTAGGCCGCGCAATGATTGAAGAGGTTAATTCTTATCGGGTGTCACTTAATAAGTCAATTGATATAGACATACCATATAGAGTTTTTGAGATGACGGCATGCCGCTTACCTTTGGTGACAAATTATGTTCCCAACTTGGAGAGACTCTATGAACTGGGAAAAGAAATCGAAGTATATCAAACAGTTGAGGAATTGATTGCGACGACGACACGATTATTAGAAAACGAGGAAGAGCGCCACGCATTGGCGCAAGCGGGATATGCTCGCACATTAAGAGACCATAACTATGAAATACGAGCGCGTCAATTAGTGGGACTTTTTTAATGCCAGACTTTCATATTCAAGAAATATCTCATTTCGCCGAGGATGCACATTATTCATCCTCTTTGTTAGCCGTTCAACATCATATGGGCCTAGGCGATCATATACATTTATCCGGGCTCGTGCGCTATACAGTGGTGGAATTGGGTTTCGAGGAAGTGCTTTTGTTTTGCAAAGAAGTTTATTATCAAACAATGACTAGGCTTTATGCGGACGACGAACGGATAACAGTAGTATCAGTGGGAGACATTTATGGAGGCTTGTCGGAAACTGGTTTAGTAAGAAAACACCTTGAAAGTCTTGGCAGATCGTGTGTTTATCTGCGCTTAGGCTTTGAGCGCTATCCCGGGCAACTAGCTAACAAATTTGGCTATCCGAGTTTCATTTTTTATGATTTGGCTTGTATTTCTCGCGACGTACGATGGGAATATTTTAAATTTTCACGCAACCGTCGCGAAGAAAGCCGCCTTTATAAAAAATTGAATCCAAAGGACGTCCCTTATATTTTTGTACATGATGACCCATCTCGCGGCTTTAATATCCCCCTTGAAAGAGTGCTAAAAGCCTCCCCTTTTGCGGACGACAAGCTAGTAATTCGAAATGACATGTCCGAAAATATATTAGATTTTGGCGCTATTTTAGAGAATTCCGCGGAGATTCATTGTATGGGGAGCGCTCTATTTTGTTTGGCGGATATGTTATCTCTAGAGCATCCAAGTTGTTTTTATCACAATATCCGGCCCGTATTCTCTGAATCAGAAATATTACACCAGGACACTCGAAACGAATGGAGTTGGGTACCGTAATGGAGAAGCTACTTCAAATAGACGAAGGAAACAAGTCGTTGATCGAAGAGTTTCAGCGGACAGCCGGTTCCTCGTTAAAAACATTTAGATATTTTGAATCTCGGCCGGTGGACATCATCCAACAGCACTTGATAACATATATTATGACAGGTGAAAGTGGCGAAATCATCGGCTATGGCCATTTAGACCTGGAAGACAACGTTGTCTGGCTTGGAATATGTATAGTAGAAACTCAGTTGCGTTCCGGTTACGGGAAAAAAATGATGAAGGCTTTAATCGCTTTTGCTGATAACAACTCTGTTCAGACGATCACTTTGTCGGTTGACAAAAAAAACGAAGCAGCGTACGCGCTATATAAAAGCTTAGGCTTCCAGAGAACCGGTCATGATAAAACAGTGTACTTTATGAAATTAGAATTAGGAGAAACAGATGGCTGATACATTGGGCGGTTTAATTGATAAACTAATCACGGTTGATATGAAGATGTGGAATAATCAGGAATTTCTTTATGAGGTAAGGAAAATGAGCTTTAAAGAATTTGAAAAAAAGTTTACCACCACGGAAAATGCACGAAATGAACTGTTTGAGTCTATAAAAAAATGCTGCGATCTAAACGCACAAAGAAATCAACTCATTGATGAGGTAGATGAAAAAATTGTAGAAATGATGGGAGCTTATATCGCGGGGAAAGACTTAGATGACGGAAAATACATTCAACGCAAACACAAGACCTATTAGGACAAAACACACGAAATGAAAAAATGTTTTTATATACGTATAACTAAAAATGCCTGTCAAACGGTTTTTCATTTGTTTAAGAATGAAAGGGGCTTCATAAATCCCCATGCAGGCCCTACCCCGTATTATCGTAGTCCGATTGATGAATCTTTGGCACGCGAGAAAGATCGCAATTTATATCCTTTTGATTTTGAGCGGAGTGATGTGATTACGTTTAGTTTTGTGCGCAATCCTTATGATCGTGCCGTTTCTTCTTGGAAACATAGTCTTCGGGAAAACTGGACCACGTTGAAGTTTTTGGATTATTTAAAAAGGCTCCCGGCGTTAATTCCAGCCCAATCGGATTCTTTGAATGACAATGATTATGCAATTAGACGCCATACAATGCCTCAATACCAATGGCTCAGTAATCAAGGGGGAGAGTATATTGTAGATTTTATTGGGCGGGTGGAGCACTTAACTGAACATGTACGCTTTTTTGGAAAAAAAATGGGGATGGAAACTTTTCCTTCTTCGCTGGGGCGACTTAACTCTTCGCGCCCTGTCAATGATGGGTATGTTAAATATTATTCCTCTGAAGAAAAAAAATATGTAGAAGAAATTTATGGAAGGGATATCCATCAATTTGGATATGAGTTTGGCGCCCCCGAGCCGTCAAGTGTTTGTTACTCGCGCCTAGGAGGAGAATAAGAGAAATATGACTATGCGAATTCCCGCTGCTTGTGTCGTACATGAGCTAGGATATGTGGTGTTAGACGATGAAACGAGAAAAGCCTATCGTGTGGTCACACACCCAGTGTTCGAGTTTATAACTTCAGAGGCTTATAAGAAGAAAGAAAATGAATATTGGCCAGCAACGCGACCCGTTTCTGTGACTCATGAATTATTTAAAGATGATGCCACTTACAAAACTGTTGAAGTGGACTACGTGGATCATATGGTATATTGGCCCGAAATGTCCGCGCGGGATATTAAAATGTGTCTTTTGTTTTTGTGTGATGTTTCAAAATATTTGGCGCAAAACAATTTGTGTTTGGGATCCCACATGTGGAATATTACATTGACCGGTGGACGCCCCCTTCTTATAGATTTAGGTGATTTTTTTCATGGCGTAAACAAACAATATGTTTATCGCACCATCGTTAGTCATCTAGTTCCTCCTTTCACGGATAATCATACCCCTTTGCGTCCCGAAAAATGGATGACAAACTATGATGAAATATTGGTTCAAATAAAGAACATTGAGGGTCTGGTTCGAACACCGTCAGCCAGCGGCGTTCAAATTGCCGAAGAATTAAAACGTTGCTTGTCCAATATTATCCCTCGCGAAGCTTCCCATATTTGGGATAGTTATCCGGCACAAAAAAAGATGCCCACTGACATTGAAACTTTAGAAAGTTACGCCCAGAACATGCGTCCCAATTTGTGCGCTAGGATTAAGCAAAAAGCCCCCCAGACCCTTTTGGATTTGGGCTGCGCGCGAGGATTGTATTCTCTTTTCGCTGCAATTCAGGGCGCTTCGGTAGTAGGTCTTGATTATAGCCATGAAATGATAGGGGACGCCAATCAGAAAAGTGCCGCTTTAAAATTAAAATGCCACTTTGCTTTCATAGATTTGCTTGACATTAAAAAATGGGGGTTAGGAGGCGGTTATGGAGATTGTCTATCACGCTTTAAAAGCGATGCGGTTATCGCCCCCGCGTTGATTCACCACGTGCATGGGAAAAATAAACCTCTCGAAATATTGATCACGGAGTGGGCAAACGCCGCCACGCAATGGATTATGGTAGAGTATATTCCTCTCGATGTTAATAATCAACCAATCGACTTAAACACGATAACGGACACTTTACATGACCTAGGATTTAAAAATATAGATATATTGAATTCTCATCCTGCCCCTAGGAAGTGGATTTTTGCAGAAAAGACTTAAAGATATTTGACTTATGATTCCTATTTATAAACCTTATTTGCCTTCTCACTCGCTGAGACATGCGCATGCCGCGATTGACTCTACGTGGATCTCTTTTAACGGCCCATACGTGGAGCGCGCAACAGAGAAGTTGCGCGAATTATTAGGAGTGAAATATGTCCAGCTTGTCAACAATGGCACCGCAGCTACTCATTTAGTAGCGAAAGGGCTTTTTTATAAGCATCCCAATATCACTAAAGTTATTGTACCTAATAATGTGTATGTCGCTGCATGGAATGCTTTTGTTTATGATAAAAACTTTGATCTTGTGCCCATCGATGCTGATGTGGCAACCTGGAATATGAACATCGAGGCCGCAAGTCATTTATTAGATGACAATAATACAGCGCTGTACGCGGTACATAATTTAGGCAATACAATTAACATTCCGGCACTTAAGCGTAGATTTGGGAAGTGCGTCTTTGTAGAAGATAATTGCGAAGGGTTTATGGGAACCTACGAAGGAAAGTATTCTGGTACCGAATCTTTGGCCTCTTCAGTGTCTTTTTTTGGCAATAAAACAATCACTTCAGGAGAGGGCGGCGCCGTTATTACCAACGATGAAGACGTTTTTAAACATGTCAAATCCGTTCACGGCCAAGGACAGGCACCAACTAAAAAATACATTCATGATAGACTTGGCCATAACTATAGAATGACAAATGTGCAAGCTGCGATTTTATTAGGCCAGTTAGAAATCTTACCAGAAATTTTAGAAAAGAAGAAGAATATATTTGATTTTTACAAAAAAGAATTTGCTCTGATGAGAAATGTTGAAGTTCAACAAGTCGAAGAGGGGTGCACTCCTTCCAACTGGATGATGGGAGTGCGCCTACGATCTAGGGGAGGTTACGCCTCTTTGCAGAATTTTCTCGCTGATAAGGGCATTGACTCACGACCGATGTTTTATCCCATGTCTTCGCACTCTCATTTGAAACATGTTGCTTCCCCCACCAGGGAAAAGGGGGCTAAAATACTTCACAAAGAGGGTGCAATTCTCCCCTCCTTCCCTGAATTAACGCATAATGAACTTGTCCACATTGTGGCTTCTATTGAGGAATACGCCAACAAATGAAAGCGATAATAACCGGAGTAACAGGACAAGATGGGTCATATTTGGCGGAATTGTTATTAAAAAAAGGCTATGAGGTGATCGGATTAAAAAGGCGCTCTTCCACTATTTGTACCGAGCGTATCGATCCCATTTACGAGCATCCTAACTTCTATTTGCGTTATTTTAATTTAAACGATAGTGGGTGTTTTTGGAGACTTTTGCTGGAATATCAACCGGATGAAGTGTACAATTTGGGGGCCCAATCTCATGTGAAAGTCTCTTTCGAAACTCCCGAAGAAACCGTGAAGAGCATCGCTTTGGGAACTTTGCGCCAACTAGAAGCTATTCGTACGATCAATCCGGCCATTCGCTTCTATCAAGCCTCTTCCTCTGAGATGTTTGGAATTAATGTAAATTATCCTTATAACGAGGAATCGGTTTCGATCCCAGCTTCCCCCTATGCATGTGCTAAAGTATTTGCGCACAATTTAGTTAAAAATTATAGAGCTAGTTATGGGCTTTATGCGTGTAGTGGTATTCTTTTCAACCATGAATCGCCCCGTCGAGGCGAAACCTTCGTCACTCGGAAAATTTCCTTAGCTGCAGCTAAAATTAAATTAGGACTACAGGATAAATTATATTTGGGGAACTTAGAAGGAAAGCGAGATTGGGGATTTGCAGGAGATTATGTAGAAGCAATGTGGCTCATGATGCAGCAACAACATCCCGAAGATTTTGTTATTGCCACGGGCATAATGAAGTCTGTACAAGATTTTGTAGAATGCGTTTTTGATTATGCTAAACTGGACTATAAAAAATATGTGGCAGTTGATGATCAGCTGAAACGTCCCCAAGAGGTACCGGCTCTACAAGGTGATTATTCTAAGGCCCAAAAAATATTGAAATGGGGCCCTCGCGTTACTTTTGAGGAATTAGCAGTGATGATGTATGAATCGGACTTACAAAAGCTACAAAGGAAGACGAGATGAGTGTTGAAATGAAAGAAATTTCCTATGAAATTAAAAAGAATACAATTGCTATTGATTTTGATGGCGTTTTACATCAATATTCTAAAGGGTGGCAAGGGCTGTACAATGCTTATGACCCGCCTATGAAAGGGGCCGTTGCGGCCATTAAAAAACTGAAAGCCTCTGGCTATCGTCTGGTGATTTTTTCTAGTCGGGCAGTCCCGGTGATCCAAGAGTGGCTTCACAAATATGATTTAGATGATTGTTTCGAAGAGGTCACAAACACTAAAATCCCAGCCCGTGTTTATATAGATGATCGTGCTTATCATTTCGACACATGGGAAAAAACGATGGAGGACTTGTTTGATTGATTCGAGCAAAAGAAGCTGGAGCAAAGCCGGAAGTTGGAAAGTATTGGGGTTTCTCGTTCTTTCCTCTCTTGCTTATGCCGCCACAGGCTCTTTAAAGCAAACTTCTGTAGTGGCCATCGTTTATCAGTTGGTAATGCTAGCCCTATTTGTGATTCATGAAAAGGTATGGAATAAGATCCAGTGGGGAAAAACAAGTGGTTTATTTATCCAAATGACAGGTATGAGCGGCGCCGGTAAGACCACTTTGGCCAAAAGCGTAGGGCAAAATTTACAGAAACAAGGGATCAAAGTGGAGGTAATCGATGGCGATGAATATAGAACAAATTTATGTCAAGATTTGGGATTTACACGGCAAGATAGAGAGGAAAATATACGAAGGCTATCGTTTGTGGGGAAAGTACTTGGCCGCAATAATGTAGTATGCATTATGTCGGCTATTAATCCCTATAATACAACGCGTAGCCATATTAAACAAGCCTCTCCTAATTCTAAATTAGTATATATTAAATGCGATTTGGAAGAATTAAAAAAACGAGACACCAAAGGTCTTTACGAGAGAGCGCTCCTTCCCGATGGAGACCCAAATAAGGTTTATAATTTTACCGGGATTTCCGATCCCTTTGATGTCCCAGCCGACCCAGATTTAATTATTGAAACCGACAAAGAATCTTTAACTAATTCCATAATCAAATTGGAAAAATTAATTTTAAAAAGTATTGGAGGATAATATGAGAGATATTACGATGACAGATCAAGCTGTAGGCGCTGTAATGATGGCGTTGCAGAAAAGTTTAATGGAACAAAGCGACATTGTTCCGGTACTCAAGGGCTTCAAATTTGCCGCTACACAAGAAGGGTTGACGGTGATTAACCCGCCTTTGGTTAAGTTTAATGAGGAGACAACGGAGATTTTCCGCGAGGCCCAGCGCAATGAGTTGAGTGAAGTGTCCACTAGCGAAAGGGCGTCCGATCCCGGGGGCTTTGATGTTGTGACGACACAGCCTACTACTTCGGATTAAGATGCCCATATATTTATATGACTGTCGTGGGTGTAAAATTAGTTTTACAATAAGACATGGAATGGACGAGACATGCGCAGAATGCTTAACGTGCGGTTCTGATAATGTCGTACGCCTTCCTGCTGATTTTACCAATCGTTCTAAATCCATTGTGCGTTCTAAAAAAGTGGGAGATACAACTAAAGATTTTATAGAAAGTGCGAGACAAGATTTAAAAACACAAAAAGAGGAACTAGAGGAACAAAGATGAATTGGGCTATTTTTTATTTAAGCTTATCATTGATTTTTAATGTACTGTTTATTTGGTATATTATTAAAATGATCAAACGCGTTTTAGCCTTTCAAGATCGATTAGATGATTTTGTAGAGAGCTTAGAGACCTATGAAGGCCATGTGGATGTCATCTATAATCTGGAAACATATTATGGCGATGAAACATTGGGCAATCTTTTAAGGCACTCTAAAGCTGTTGTTGAAGAATGCCAAGAGTTCAGAGCGCTATATTATGGCGAAGAATCAGTCAAGTTTGATGATTATAATGAACTGGAGATCGTTGATGGCCCGTAAACGAAAAAATTATTATTTCACTTTAGAGCACGAACAGGCAATTATAGATTACTGTTCTACGGAGGATTCTAAAAGCAGAAATGAATTGTACAAAGTTTGGATTGGTCCCGTTTTTGATGAAATGGTGGACAAAATCGTTTATACCTATCGATTCACCACCCTTCCGAATATCGATGCCTTGCGTGACGACTGTAAAAATTGGTTAATTACTATATTAGATAAATACGACCCCTCGAAAGGCTCTAAAGCCTTCACCTATTTCAGCGTGGTTACAAAAAATTGGTTTATTCATCAAGTTAAAAAAACGAGCAAAAAAGCCAAAAGAGAAGTTCTTTTGGAAGATTATTTTATTGATAGTACTACTATGCACCAGGCTCACGCTTTAATCGAACGCAATACTATTATTGAGGATCGGATTAAGGTTGAATTTTTTACTCATTTAAAAGAAGAAGTGGATTCATGGCATGAGTTACCTTTAAAGCCCAATGAAAAGAAAACCGTTCAAGCTATTCAAGTGCTATTTGATGAGTCCGAGAAAATAGATATTTTTAATAAAAAAGCTATTTACTTATATATAAGGGAAATTACTGGACTAAATACAAAACAAGTAGTAAGCTCCCTCAACAGAATTAGACGAAGATACAGAGAGTTTAAAAAAGAATGGGACGAAAAATAAACGATCTTGAGGCTTATATTGATGAAGCCATCACTAATATTCGGGATGATAGAGCCATCACCTCGGCGCTTTTAACAGATATTTTTAATGAGCTACAACAAACTAAAGACATAGATATTCATCGTAATTTAGGCGCAATTGCGTCTAAATATGTGGAAACGCTTCAACGTTCTAACGAACAGTTGGTAAAAATTACCGCCATATTAAATAAAAGACAGGATGTTTCAGATTCTTTAGACGAAGACGACAAAAAAGAACTGTTTGATCTAATCCAAGGTAGCAATTAATGGCCGACTGGAAGGAAACTTATAACGACGCAGTGAATCAAACGTTATATGATTATAATGAAACTCGTCGCTTGATCGATCCAGATACGACTGAAGGCCTCAAGCAAGTAAGAGAGGCGATGATTGAAGCGTATACGCCCAATAAGTTATTAGCACAAAAGTCTTTTAAGGCGATTTGTTTGCGTCAATTGGATACCGTGATTGTTGAGAAAGAGGGGGATTCTCAACAGGGCGGCCATATTTTACGGGTTAAAGCGCGCATCCCCGAAATTCATTCTTTTTTGCCTATTCCGACAGGTCCCGATGATTATACAACTTTGGCTTTTTATCCTACTTTTATTAGCCCCGCGGGACCCATGGGAGAACAAGTAATCACCCCGGGTTCCCCCATACAAGTAAGTTTTGGCAATATGACCAATTTTGCTGACCCCATTTTTGAAGGCGTCTATGATATAGGAAGTACTACTGATTCAGATTCGGGCGCACCCAACGCACCGAGTTCGAAAGAGTCTTACGATGTGAATGGTCGACCCGCGCCGGCGGGTGGACCAGCTGCATGCGAGTCGCCATGCTACGTCGGCGTCCACGAGCCTTACACAGGCGAACGTATCGCATGGAAGCGAGTGGAAACTACCAAGTATAAAAAGGGCTATGGAGGACTTACGCTGCGCAAAGATAGCGCCGAACGTTTACAAAAGGTGATAGCGATTGTGGAAAGTTATGGCGGAATAATCACTAGTTCTGGTGGCCGCCGCGGCCTAGGTGCCGCAGTGAGCCCAACGCGCTCTAAAACCTCCTTACATTATACGGGGCGCGCCATGGATTTATATTTAGGATCGGGAATGAAAGATCCCAAAATTGATCCTTATGTTATCGTTCTGGATGAATCGTCGCCAAGTGGCCGTCTCTTCCGCGTATATGTTGCGGTAGATGATGGTCCGCAGATAACGTTAGATGCGTGGACGTATAAGACCCCCCTCACGAACAAAAAAGTAACAGTAACACGAAAATTGCGCGACCTTACGGCTATTTTCAAAAAGCACGGCTTCAGTCGTATTCCTGCCATGAGGTCATTTATGGAGAAAGGCAATCGCCTTGGGGCTGAATGGTGGCATTTCCAAGATATTACAAATTTGAAGCGTGGAACTTCAACACTTGGGGATGAGTTACAAAAGGTATGGGCGACTTCGACATTGATCAAGTCTCCGGTCTGGGCTTATAGGAATTATGTCTGGAAGAGCTATGGTTTTGGTAAGTAAAGGGTGTAAAGAATGATCATTTCTTTTAAAGCTACGGCGAAATATACTCCTTATGCCTCGGCCGAAACCGGTACAGGAGAAGGCTTCACGGGTCCGCCGCGGCCAGCAGGACATAAGAAAGTGGTTGTAATTTTTGACATAATTAAAGATTACAAAGAAACCGAGACAAAAATATTTTTATTGCCCGACAAACAAGGCCAGTTTAAGACAACTTTATTAAAATTATTTGATACATATTCTAATATAATGCCCAAAGACCTCACCAAAGAGCGCTTTAAAAGCGACTTTGTGGAGTGGACTTTGAAGCAAAATTTTGCTACCGTCGATGTTAACGTACTTAATTCTCACTATGAATTATTATTTGAAGCTGACATCATCGACCCTCTTTCTGCCCAACTCAAAAAAATGTATGAGTTATACGGAACCCTTCAAGGAAAAGCCGCTCAAAATATTGCTGCTTATGAGAAATCCAAAAGCGAAGGCGGCGCGGGAAGCGAACCAATGGAGTCAGCTTTGCGCGAGGCGCCCGATACCCCGGACACTTCCCCGCCGGATAAATTGACCGTGACTCCGGGCCCATCGCCAGCCAAGAGCGATACTCAAAAACCCAAACGTGATGTTTCAAATTTATCTAGTGCGGCCAAGCAGCGCGTCGCAAGTCAGCCAGATGGCGGAGCGAGCCTCGCCGGTATTCTGGGGGATAAATTGCTAGAACCTTTTGCAGGGTTACGTCAATTTGATGGGGATGTTGTTATTAAAGGCTCAAACAACGCCTGGTGTTTGCTGACAAGGGATTTAGGAAGATATGGAGTCGACGGCTCTACTGGAGCTGGGGCTGTATGGCTCGGTGCCGGTCTAAGTCCTCATGATACTAAAACGGAAGTGGCTGATGGAAATAGCGGACCCGGAAGCAATAAACCAGTAGAAAAAAGGCCTACTTTAACTGATGATGCTGCCTTTTTATATCTTTCTCAAAAAAGCGATCCCGATAGCTTACTCGGCAAAGTCGCGGGGGGTACATATAAAAAAGTCTCCGGCCCTCGCACCGGCGAATCATTTGGCGCTCTGAAAGCTGACGGCGTGGCCATTATTGCAAGAAAGTCCGGGATAAGATTAATCACAGGAACCGATAGAAAAGCAACAGATGGAGGAAAGATGACTTCCACTTTTGGTATCGATTTGATAGCGGGAAACAGCGATAAAGATTTGCAACCTATGGTCAAGGGTGATAACTTAGTCACCTATCTTGCCCAACTATCCGATTCTGTTACAAAAGTGGGAGCGGTGCTATATAATTTTATGACTGCTCAAAATACCTTCAATGCAAAGTTGATGGTCCATCAACATTATTGTCCCACAGGGGTGGGCTTAGCCTCCTTGGCCGGAAACCCAACGCTCCCAATATCAAAATCAATCCCCGACGAAAAATTAGTTGTTTCCGGAATGCAAAAGGTGCTACAAACTTTGCTAAATCAAATAAACGCCGTTAACCAAGCATTGGGACAAATTAATAATGATTTCAATGCATTGCAGCGAATAGGCGCTTATAGCATTCGTAGCTCTAAAAATCGAGTTAATTAAAAAGGATGGTTTCAATTGCCTAAAGTAGAAGTTTTTAAAAACGCCCCCGATGTAAAAATGCATAATCCAGTGTCTAATGAAATTTTTAGATACGACCATGTGTTCTTTAAACGCCAACAGTCGTCCTTTGATGTCATTCACATTTATGGACTTTATGGAGTGAAGTCGGGAGGCCCCTCTTACTCTGATAACCCCGCCACTTCGGTATGGTGCACGGCCCCCCCTGCCACCACTGGTCCAGCCGGCTATGATCGAAAGCCTCTATCTCAATGCTATGGGGGTACTCGCGCCAAAAATGAAATAGCCGAACATATCATTAAATATGGAGTAAAAAACAAGTTTTTTAAAGCGGGCACTGTTGCTGCGCCTCTTCCCGAGGTTATCGATATCGCCAATGACCCCGCCAATCCTACTTCATTGACCCAGTTTTCCCAATGGCTTCAGCAGACAGAGAAGGAGCGCGGCACCCAAGCTCTTCCAATTTTTGTAGTTAAAGTTCTTCCTATCCCGGCTAATAATTGGCCTCTCGCCTTCAAGGGGATGCGCCTCATACCCAAAGACTATAAATATGCATACTGTTTCCATGCCATGATTCCCATCGCCGCATTTCAAAAACAAATGTCAGGAGACTGCACCATTCCCAAAACCGTCACTTCTGATTCTGCGGAGATCCAGAAAAAAGAGGTGGAGAAGGCAATGGACGCCGATAAAAAGGCAAAGAGCCCTAAGCCACCGGCTCAAGGAACCAAAGCAGAGCCAGGGACTGTAGCCACCACTGAGGGCCAACCTGATATAACAGAAGATAGCTCTACAACACGAGGAAGCGGCGAAACGTTACGATACGTCAGTACTTATAAAATTGATAACATTCCTCTATATGTAGATATTGTTGCTAAGGTACTGCAAAGAGTAGACACCAAAATGAAAGAATATGGGATTACTTTTCCCACTCGCCCTTTGAATCTGGGAGTTCAGATTAAAAACCTTGAATATTTTAAAGACAACATTAAATCACAATTGGCTAAAGTTGCTTCTCCTGTCGATCCTAAAAAAAGAGTAATTTTGGCTTTTGATAAAAAGTTTAAGTTAACGGCGGTGCAATACGAAGATAAAAAACATCCCGAGGTTCGAGTTTTAGCGGCACACGCACCCTATTTTTCGCAAACAGCAAATGCTTTAATCTATCATCTGATTCATATTTATAAAAAATATCAAACCACTTATGGCTCCGCCGAATGGAATGCTCCGGAGGTAGAGATCAGAGCTTTTTTAAAAAAGTACATTTTTCCGACTCCCCTTATTTTAAACACAGCGGCCGGGGAATATATTGCCGAAAAATACCTTTTAGGAGATAAGCGCCTTTTAAACGAAAAGTTTTGGGATAAATATAAACAATTCCCCATGTCGGCTAACGTTAAAATGCAAATGAAAAACTTCGCCGGGGATTCCTATAAAATGATAGGGGACGCCTTGGGCTTCAAATATGCCAGCGGAGGTTTCCAACAGATTGATGATTTTGATGATTTTTACGAACAATGTTTAGAATGGATCGATCTTTCTAAAATTATTCAAGTGGCTGCTGTATGTATGATGAAAGCGATTGGGGCTGATGAATGGATCGATAAAATTTGTAAAGAGGTCGTCGACGAGTTTGAAAAACACCGGGATGCCATTATTGGTTGGTGTGAAAGCCAAGATGACCCCGCCACCAAAGCCTTTGCTAAAGAGCTAAAGGACCTGATGTTTGCAGGCGAAAATTGGATGCTTAAGCAAACAGAATCTATGCTGGTGCAAGGGGCCAAAAAACTCGCTGAAATGGCCGTCACCGCTGCGGACCGAGAAACGTGGGCGTCTACTACAAGCTTGCGTAATTATTTGCAAAATCTTTCCCGGGAGGCCAACGCCCTGCAAGAAGAGTTGTCGGAGGCACCCCTTCACAAAGAACCTTCGGGCCTAGTCGATAAGATTGCCAATTTAAAGGATCAGTTGGAAGACATGAAAGAGGCTGTGGCCAAACAGAAGCAGCGCCAAACGGATTTGGGCACTGCGCTCCCGGCCAATGAAACAAATTTATACGGACAGCTTTTAGATGAAAAGAATCGCATTAGCACAAAAATAGGAAAACTACAAGGAGCCCAACGTTTACGGCAAGAACAGTTTACGATATACAATCTTCTGCTAGACGAGATTTTACCAGAACTAACTGTATTAAATCCCTATTTAAGCGAAACAACGAAGGGCTCCTCAACCGATAAAACTGAGATATATGACTGGTTTGAATCCGCACGTAATGCGACCCCCTCTAAGTTGAAAGAGACAGCAGCTGCTTCGTTAAACGAGGCGACACTCAGAACGCGCCTGGACGCCATTGCCATTGACGTTGCCGGGGGAACAGTGGTCGGTGGTGTCTCTTCTAAACTTTATTTTAATGTGGCATCTACCTACGTTGATATCTATCAGGATTATCATCTTTTTGCAGCGTCGACGGATGGAAAAGACAAAAATAACGCCCAAATGATAGAAGACACTTTTGATTCTCTACTGGTCAAAGTAGGTTTATTACTTAAAATAATTCATGAAAAGGGAGCACAAACAGGCTCTTTTGGAAGTTTGTTAAAAGAAGGCGCATTCAAAGGGGGAAAAGCAGCCCTCTTAGAAATGTTCGACAAAGACCAGCGTAAAAGAGCAATGCTCTGCGCCGCCATTTTTGCTACTGTAGGTGCCGCCATTTATGGAATATATTACTTGATTGATAATTGGGATGAAGTTTCTGTGGCTATGACGGGGGATATGAAAAAATTAGCCGGAGCTATTGAAAAACGCTTCGCGCTGTTTATGCGCACTGATTATCCAGTTATGGACATCTTAGAGAGTCTTAAAGAGGCCGCCAAACAAATAGGCTTAAACTTATTGAAAGACTTAGTAGTAAATACCATAATGTGGCTCGTAGACGTTATGCAAGCTGCGTGTGCCGAAGAAGAATTGGTGGCGGCTCCTTATTCCCCATTTGGGCAAGTTAGCCTGGGTGACTTCATGGTTGCCAGCAAGACTAACAATAATTTGACCAGCGGCGAAGGTGTGATGGAGCGTACCAAAAGCTTTACGGCCCTCTCCACACAAACTAATATAAGCTTAGAGACTTTTAACATCATTTTAAGTACCTTGTCTGCTGGCCTCAGTATCCGAGAAGTGTGCTCTCTCCTAGAGGAAACAGCCCCCGGAGGCACGTATAATCGTGCAATTCAAATATTACAGACCATTCCTCAATTACAAAATACTTCTTTTTATGATTATTACGTTAATATGGATGGCATTAAAACATTCTTTGAACTTATTTCTAAAGATATTAAACCTCAATATTGTATTTTGGCCAAACAGGCTTTTGAGCGAGAAAAAGAACTACTTTTAAATATATGTGTCGATCCAGCCGACGACGTTTTGGCTGCTAATTTGGCCGATTACCTCAGTTCAGAAGATGTATTAGAAGCATTAGCCAATCGAAAAAAATCTAATTTGGATCGGGCAGGCGACGCGGCAAAGTTTTTAGGGCAAATTCTCGATGGACCGGAGGAAATTGATCCGATGTGCGGTGGCGGAGCAAATAGTATGAGCCCGCGGCACGAATCTCAACAATACGCGGCCAACCAGGCCGGTGACGCTATCTTTGCCGCCATTGAAAAAGTTTTTGAAGACGAGATCAGAAGGATAAAGTACATTTATAGAGATGACGCCGCGTTAATGAACGCATGGGCGGCTCAACAGACGGCCGAAGGCGGGGACACCCCCTCCAATATGAAGCTTTTCTCGGATGCAATTTTGGGCGCCCCCGCTCAATCGAAAGCAGCAGGCGACGCTGCCATGGCCGAGTTTGAGAGCATTGCCGGTATCGCCACCGCAGCGGATGTAGATTTTGTCGCCAATAAGATTAGAACCCAAATAAGAGGCCTCAACACTAGGAATGCTTTTGTGGTAAAATATGCCCAAGTCGATGCGGCCGACGACTTTGACACCACCATCAAAACCAAGACAGAAATTGCGGAACTTATTAAGGGCTGGGCGTGGGCGGCCATCCATCCGCAGGATATGGCACAGAACCCCGAGATGTTCTTCGTGATGTTGGAGTATGGGGATGTAGACGCATGGAGAGGAGTTTGGTACGAGGACAAGGGAAACCCCTTCGCTTCTGACCAAGAGTTTTGGAAAAGTTTTGGATACCCAGATGGGCAACCCGAGCTGCCTGACGAGTCTGACGACAGTGAAGCCTACCTAGACTTGCAAAAGATACTGCAAGTAGTTGGAACCGCCACTATCATACCAGCGTTTTCATTCGATTTAGGAACCGATGTGTCTTTGGATTGGGGCGCATATCACCCGCAACTCTTCGCCGGCCTAGATAGAATGATTAGATTTAGATATAAACCCACGGCGCCGGGGAAGCCTAACGTCAGCTTGCAGGTATATATCCCGTCCACCGGCGAAATATTGGCTTCCTATAAAACGAGAAAAGTGGGACTCCCGTTTAATTTCTATATGCTTTATCAGGAACAAAACGGCTGGAATGACAAGGCTGCTTGGCTAAATAACGTTTTTCTTTATCAGTTTGCATGGCCCAACAATACATATAATATTTTAATTAATAGTATTTTTGAAGATTTGCTACGTTATTCGGGCGATAATGGGCTGTATACACGCGAGAACTTCTCTGCATTACATTTAAATAAGTACAGCCCCTGGTCTACTTTAACAAACGGGGAGCCCAACCCAGAAAAATGTTTCCTTGGGTTCTTTAATAAAAACGTTTTAAATAACCAAACTCAGAAAATGATTGATGCACTGGCATGTTTCAATCCAGATTCTGTTAGTAAAAATTCTACTACAGTTTCTTTTATAAAAATGTTGGTGGATTGTTTGATCCGGGTGATCGTTGTAAAAGAGACGATGAAGACGTTGTTTACTTTTGGAATATTTAACAAGTCACAATTATACGTGAAAGACATAGAGGGGGAAGACGAAGAAGTTCCTTTTTTCCAGGTATATTTTAAAAAAGAAATTGAACGAGCCCTTCTAAAACAATTTGGAGTAATTGCTAGCCAGCTTTTTAATCCTCGCCAAGGCCTAGGATATAGCGGAAAGGTAGGCAAAGCCGTCAAAGTAGACAAAGAGGAAGAGGGTGCAGGCGATCCCGATGCCATCTTTGCAGATCCGTGTAGCATGGAGCCTGCCCTGGAAACGGCCAACTTTCAAGCCGCCGCCACCGAACTTCAAAAATTCAATGATGAGATTATAGCCGAGTGGGTAACGGGAGTAACGCGCGTTTTATTTCAAAACGAACAACTAACAGACGCCGAAGCCATTTCTATCAACATCAACCAGCAGATCGCTTATGTTCAAGAAGTGCTATATCGCGGCATTCCTGATAACGTCAAAGGAGAACAGTTAAGTGGCACCTTAGCAGCCTATCAACAGGCCGCGGCTAAAGCCTCTAAAAATACGTTTCTAGAGAATTTTGACCCCCACACAGGAGGAAGCGAAACATGGGTAGCGGAAGCTAGCAATTTAATTAAATTGGAAAAATTAAATGCAAAGGCCAAGCTCTTAACAATTGAAAATGATGCATTAGAAAGCTTTTTCAACCCTGCTCCTGTATTAGCGAGCAAGGGAGAAACTGAAACGATGCGCGCCGAGCGCTTATGGTTTCCCTACGACCGTCTCATGCTAAGCCCAGCTACGATCTATATGGAATGGCAACTTGTGGAGCAGAGGGAGGCAAAGGCGTCGCTGTGGCGGTATATCAACACCTCGGCGCAGTCGTACTGGACCGCAAAATACTCTGGAGTGGACGAGCTGGTCGAGTGGATCGAACAAGACCAGAGCGTCGTCGGTGCACACACCAATCCAGATAGGAACACCTGGACTAAACTAGCTACATGGGCATATGGAGGTGCCAATGAGCTTGGGAGGGGCGGTGATTTCACCACCGGCCGATCCCCGACCGCAGTTTTATGGGCAGGCTTCCTCACAGCGCCCATCTCCGAAGGCTTTACTATACCAGGGGCACACAGCGCGGTTATAGACGAGAGCACCCTTACAACAGTCCAAAGCCAGGAAAGCATGCTTCAACTTGCAACCTTGTACCCTGGTGTAGATCTTGGGGCCGAGGTGCTCCAGGGACTTCCCAAGATAGAAGGGGGTAAAGGAGGAAGTTATTTTAAGTTTGATGTGCCAATGCCCCCCATCATTGAAAGAAGCGGTGAAATAGAATTTATATCTCACGGTGTCAATTCTGGTTTGGCGACGGACCCTTACGTAGAACTAAACTATGTCAAGAAATTTTACGACAATTTGGGTACCAATGGGCTTCATCCTGATATGGCAGAAAAAAACCGACAAGCTTTTAAAGACAGCCTCTATGGCATGACTCGATGTTTTGCCGGAACCGCGTGGAGTGAGTTGGTGCAGCCCCTATCTAAATTTCTTTATGAAACAAAACTAATACTACTTTTCCCCCAAATGCACGACTTTTTATTACCAGAGAATTTCGATTTAGTGAAAACATACTATGAATCACACATATTCTGGCACTTTTTCCAACACAATTTCATTGGAGGGGTAGAGCGGGCGTCCGACATTAAAGTTTATGGCGGTACGATAGATAGCAAGTATATCATGCAAAACTATGCTGCTATTGGATCCGCTCTGACATACCAAGGAAAAATATATTTAAGCGACTGGTTGCTACTCACTGGCAAGTTTGAGCCCCCGACGCGTCGCGACTCAGACCTCAGTGGTTTTAACAAGGGCTGGCACTCTGGTTTTGCGCTGTGGGACGGCGGCCTTGCACCTCAAGGCGCCGACTACTATGGGAAACTGGGAAAAGACGCGCGCGCGCCAATCAACCCCGTCGTTTTTGATGAGTTTATGACGAATGGCATCCTGGCCCCCGAAGTAAAAGATGCAATTCCACACCATCCCTCGAATGCTCTAGATCCGGCTATAAGTTGGGGTAATTACCTTTACAATGGCCTAGAGGCCACTTGGGAAAATACTGTCGGCGCCGGCAAAACGGTGACCGAAACGGGTGCCACGTACCAGGATCTCACGCCCGTTTGGCACCGCCTCGTTGATGGGACATTTAAGTGCGGCCCGGCCACAAACGCGCGGGTGTCGGAACAAGATCTATATACTGATAACTTTTTTGGTTGGCTTTATAGTCTGGAGTTAGCCGAGATCGTTGATATTGAATTCGGCTATAATATAACACAATATACTTTTGCCGGGACGGCTGTAACCAAGCAAGCGAAGAACGCCGCGCAAAATGCTCCGGACTTACCGCATGCCGAAAAGATTTTCGATGATATAATTGAAAATTATTGGAAGGGGAGCGATTACACTGCGCGCTGGGACATTATCAATACCCTGATCAAAGAAAAAGTGGGCAAAGTAAAGGTGGGGAGTAATAATTTTTATTATATAGCTTTTCCTATTTTCAATGTTGCCAAAAAAGCCCCTGGACGCCTGCGCTTTTTAGATTATATCTACCAGAGCAAATTTGACGATGCAGCTACACAGACCCAATGGATCTTTACATGGCCGGGCGAAACTCCTGTCACCCCAGCGGAGATAGGCGTAAATGTTCCACTTGAAGGCGCCCTCTCCCAGGCCGGCGACGGCGTACCTGTTGCGCGCAGCCATTATAATTTTGGCAAATGGGCTCCGCAGCCTATTCGTGTGAGAAACGGGGCTCTAAGTCAAAATCCGCGTAAAACGCGACCGGTGAACCCAAAAAACTTGGATTGGATTGGATTGCAAAAAACTCCCATTGGAAAATGCGTTGGTTTTGTTCATATATATAGAAGCGATAGCTATGAGACCCCGACCGACGCCAAATGGATTCATTACACATTGGGCCCAGCGAACGTTGCGTTTACTCCCACACAGTTGCCTTGGCTGTACAACGATCTAAGGGCATTTAACTTAGTACCGGACGACAAAGATCCGGTCGATTACAAAAATGTAGGCGGTCGCCGGCGAGCCATATATGGGTCGAATTCATACTATGCGGCGCAAACAGCTGTGAAGTTGGCGAACTGGTATGAGGAACATACAAAAGGCCAAGCAGAGGCAATTGGAGAACATGGAATTCTCATCAGCAACGAGAAACATCTCAACGCTGCTTGTGAAGCCGTGGCCATTCCTAAGAATTACATGGGAACTTGGTGGGAATTTAGTGATGGCGTCTCAGTAACCGAAATAAAAGAAGATACTGTAGATGTTCTCTTTGGCAGTAAATACAATACTTTATATGCCTCTACTATTCGCTTGGCCAATATAATAGGAGCGGAAGAAGACACCGATCCTTTATTTGCCTATGGGGAAACTTTTTTCGAGATGATGTCCGAGGATAAAAAAGTAGCTTTCGAGAGAATTATGAAAAGCTTCTTTTTGAAAGAACAAACCACCATTGTAAGCATCATGCATCGTATTCTCAGTCAAAAATACTACCCTGCCATTGAATATAATTTTGATTACTCCACCAGAAATATAACTAATGCTCTAATGACAGCTATAGCTGTGGCGGGTGGCGACTATCAATACGCCGCGCCGGGTACAGAAACGGATATCCCATTTCCGCTAGATTTATCTAATGTCGATTGGTCAGAATTGGCTGAGATGGTTTTAAAAGCCCTTTTAGGTGCAATAGCTAGCGCATGCGACCCCACATGGCAAACCCCTTGGTTCTTTCCCGGGCCTTTTACGCCCATTGGAGTGGCGGCTAAAATCTTAATCGGCAAAGACTGGTGGGGTGACGATGATGATGGCGATGGAAGGGTACGAAAAACTTGTGAGGATGCCTTAACAGAACAAACAAAACTATTAGATTTAGGGCCTTTTTTCAATAAATAATAATAATTAGCTAATTATTATAATCAAGAGGATTTTAACTAATGGCTTACGGATACTCAGCAGTTTTACCTTTACAAAGAAGTCAAGAGGATGGGTTTTATGCACTCACAAAAACTCTTGCTTCCAATATCAAACAAAATTTAATGAATATTTTATTGACGGGACCCGGTGAAAGAGTGATGCTTCCCAATTTTGGAGTAGGTCTGCGGCGCGTGCTTTTTATGCAGGCCCACGAAGCACTTGAAGCGGAGATAACCGAAAGGATTGAAGATCAAGTGGCGACTTATATGCCTTTTGTTTCTATTACCCGCATCAAGTACTTCAAGTTTAATACCACCGTGGAAACATCCGAAAGAGAACACCAGTTTGACATCCAACTATTTTATGGAGTCCCCCAGTTGAATTTCTCTGATTTGTTAGAGATTATTCGATTGCCATAACAGGAGGAAATAGCTACGCATGCCTTATATTAAAAAACCGCTCATTAATTATACTAATAGAGAATTTGAAACTATTAAAGCCGATTTAGTTAATTATGCGCAGAAGTATTATCCCGAAACCATGCAGGATTTCAATGAGGCTTCATTTGGTTCTTTGATGTTGGACATGGTAGCTTTAGTGGGCGATATGCTTTCCTTTTATATAGATTATCAAGCAAACGAATCATTTATTGAAACAGCCAACGAATACGAAAATGTTTTAAATCTTTCTAAACATTTTGGATATAAGTATAAGCCCAACGCCTCTTCTATGGGACAAGTGAGCTTTTTTGTACTGGTTCCAGCACTAGGAGGCTCTGTCGCCCCCAATTTAAATTTGGCGCCTATTATTCGCAAGGGCTCTCTTTTTTCTACCACAATTGGGACCCTTTTCACTTTAATGGAAGATATAAATTTTTCTCAATCTTCGGATATTGTGGCAGGAGAAGTAAACGCAACTACTGGGGCGCCCACGAGCTATGCTATTAAAGCTCAAGGAATTGTAGTCTCTGGCGAATTACGAAGCAAAGATTATACCATCGGCGCTTACGAAAAGTTTTTAAGGGTACAAATTGATGACAGTAATGTGACAGAAGTGGTAGCCGCCTTTGATTCCAATGGCAATAATTATTATGAAGTAGACTATCTCACCCAAAATACCGTTTATGTGTCTGTTATCAATAATCAGTCCAATATGGATACCGTGAGAAATATTTTAAAACCTGTATCTGTGCCTCATCGCTTCGTGGTGGAGCACAATGAACTTTCTACAACTTTACAATTTGGGTTTGGCACACAAGATAATGAAGCAAAAATATTGGATCCGACCAACATTATCTTAAATGTTTTTGGAAAAGAACATTTTAGTGAGCCATCTTTTGACCCTACCGTGTTGATTAAGACGGATAAGTTGGGTGTTGTTCCTTCGGATACCGTGCTAACAGTTATTTATCGTCGTAATACTACATCCAATGTCAATGCGGCCGCCAATTCTTTACGCAATACTGTTAATGCACAATTCCAGTTTCGTAACGCCCAAACGTTGAACGCGGGATTGATGACAGGCGTACGTAATAGTTTAGAGCTTACTAACGAAAATCCGATTTTTGGGGATGTTTCGGCGATTAGCGCGGAGGAATTAAAATACCGCGCCTATGGGACATACGGCGCCCAAAATCGTGCCGTCACTAAAGAGGATTATATTACGATGATATATAATATGCCCGCTAATTTTGGTCAAGTAAAAAAAGCCACTATTGAACGCGACGTAGATTCTTTTAGCGGTAAAAATTTGAATTTATATGTTCTTTCAACAAACGATGGGGGCAAATTTGCGCCTACTAACCTCACTATTAAACAAAATTTAAAGACATGGATAAACCAATATAAAATGTTGGGCGATACTATTGATATCCTCGATGGTCGCGTGATCAACCTTGAAATAAAATTTACCGTCGTTGCCTTTGCAAATGTCAACAAATACGACGTGTTACAGCTGTGTCTCAATACTCTGACCAGCTTTTTTCAAGGCTCCTATTACGATCTTGGCGAGCCATTTAAAATTACAGATGTATATAAATTATTAAACAATATAAGCCAAGTATTAGATGTCAAAGATGTGACGGTAACACCCAAGCGTGGAGCGGGCTATTCGGATTATGCTCCTTCTTTTGACGAATTGGCCTCTGATGATGGGAGATTTTTAATGGCACCCCACGATACGGCATTTGAAATACTGAGTCCAACCAACGATATTGATGGAGAAGTGATTTAATGGGAATTAAACGATGGGTTGCAAACCAAGACAATACAATTACGAATGCTTTTGCACCTAACTTGTTGACTCGCGGCGTCAGCGGCAACATGGGCCAATCCGATGTTCTAGAAGTCTTCTCTATTTTTGGACAAGCCTCATCTGCTTCTTCAGAACTAGAAAGAATATTAATTCAATTTCCAGTGTCCCAGATCTCTTCGTCTAGAGGTGCAGGCACCATTCCTGCTTCTGGTAGCGTAGATTTTTATTTAAGGATGTTCAATGCCAAGCATTCATGGACCACTCCCCGAGATTATACTTTAGATATTTGTCCCGTTTCACGCTCCTGGTGCGAAGGTTTGGGCTTGGATATGGAAGATTATAGGGATTTAGATGCTTCTAATTGGCTCTACAGCTGCCCGGCCCCTGGCACCCAAGCATGCGCGACTATTACCATAGAAAACACCGATGGTGGCCCTGTCCCCGGCGCTAACAACCCGTTTATCAATCTAACCATCGATGCCGGAGCGGGCCCCCCTCCGGCCACCTATCAATTTCAAGGACTCCATGGCCCCTTATGGTGGCCCAGTTCCTTTCGGATAGGCACAACGACGACAGCCATTGCCACCGATCTGGCGAATGTCATTAATGTATCAGCTAGCGACCACTTTACTGCTTCTTCAAATGGAAGTGTTGTGCGCATATGTGCGACAGGCTCTGGGGTATATGGAAATAATTATGCCGCAGTCGGCTTCCCATCAGTCGACGCCGACGCCGCCGGCAGGTGGGTGTTTGCGACGGTAACCGGCGCAGCTGCCACGGAGTATTTCTGTTCAATGGGGCCCGACATGAGTGGGCCCGCTGCCCCGGCACTCCCGGCCCTCTGTGGCGGGGCTCTCTACCCAGCGGGGAGCGCCTCTTTGGGAGGTGGAAGCGCCGCCGAGGGGTTTATTCGCTGGACAACAGAAGGCGGCGATTATTTAAGCTCTCCATGTTTTTCTCAATACTTTGACACTGGTAATGAAAATCTAGAAGTTAACATAACTCCTCTCGTTGAAGAATGGATTAGCGGGACTGTCGCCCGGGGCACCCAGCGTGACGCCCTTCCTAATTATGGCGTCGGAATTAAATTAAGTGCCACCGACGAAGGAGATTCTTTTTCATATTATACTAAAATGTTTTTTGCCAGAGGTTCTCAATTCTTTTTTAAACGTCCAATTATTGAAGCACGTTGGAACAGCAGTATACTAGATGATCGGGGTAACTTCTTTTTAAGCTCATCGCTTGTGCCTGCAACTGATAATTTAATGAACCTTTACCTTTATAATGTGGTAAGAGGGCAATTAACAAACATTCCTGCGGTCGGCACCGGTAAAATACTAGTTAGTGTTTATTCTGGATCTAACGACAATTCGGCTCCTTTTGGCGCCAAATTGGAACTTCCAGCCGGTGGGGGTGTGGTGGCCGACGATGATGTGAATATCACCGGTTCCTGGGTCGAAACAGGCGTCTATTCAGCTTCTTTTGCATATACTTCGTCAGCTATTACGACCATTTTTGATGTATGGCATAGTGCAAGTGTGGAATATCACACCGGCAGCGCCGTCACAGTAAGCACCTTTGACAGTCAAAACTTCAATTTTGACCGCCGATATGTTTCCAAAGTTATTAATTTGCGCCCCGTTTATTCCCCCGACGAAACGAGTAGATTTAGACTTTACGTTCGTGAAAAGGATTGGCAACCCACCATTTATACGGTGTCGTCCAATATCATGCCTAATCAAATAATTTACAATGCGTATTATCAAGTGAGTAGAGTTTCCGACAATTTAAAAGTGATACCGTATGGCACGGGAAGTTCAAATCAGACCAAACTTTCTTATGATGTGAGCGGAAGTTATTTTGATTTGGACATGGCACTCTTTGATACTGACACGGTTTACTCATTAAAATTGGCTTATTTGATTAACGGTACGTATACAGAACAACCAGAAGAATTTAGATTTAGGGTCGAGTAATTTATGTCTTTAAAAGATTTATTTAAAGAAGATGATAATCTTAGAAGTTTTGAACCCATTACCAAAGCGGACATAGACGCTGATTTAGAGTCGTATGATTATTTAAAAGCCGTTCAAGAAAGGTCGCGCCGATTCCTCCCTTTAGAAAAGTTTGCGAAGCCCGAGACCTTTGCCAAATTTGGCTCCGCCGAGAAATATTATGAAGACTCCATTCGGCGCATATACAATACTTATCCTTATGATGGCTCTTTAAAGGAGAAAATACAATGGGAGCTTTCCTCTTCTGTAATTGATATATTTCTTTTGGAGAACGGGTACCCGCGTACTACAGGGTATGCTACTTTTTCTTCGGCCAGCTTCGCAGCCACAGTATTAGTTAATGGCTATGGCGCCGTCCCCACTGCTTCTTACGAGTTTATTTCACTTCAAGGTGGCCCCCATAAGGGCACCGGCAAATCCCTTTATTATGATCAGTGGCAAGATACGACCACATATCGTAAAGATGCGAATATTTTGGATCGTAGCCAAAATAGAGAAAACAATTTAAAAATTGATGGTATAGATGGCAATACAGTAGAGTTTTGGCTTAAAAAGGAAGCTTTTTTGGTATTGGGAGACCCCGATTACACCAGCGAGAAAGAGGTTATAATTGATGTTTTTGTATCTGGTACCACACAAGTTGATCAGGAGTATGGGAGGTTAAGAGTAGAACTTACCGGGACCGCCGATGTAGGAGCGACTCCGTGGCTAGTCACTTTTTCCTCCGGCACCCTTAACGCAATGATGCAACAGCCCATTGGTAGAAACATTACGACTGCCTCGGTGGCGGATGGCCAATGGCATCACTATGCATTTATATTTCAAAATAATGCCGATAACCCTGGTAACGCGGTGCAGTGCGATCTTTTTATAGATGGCGCTCATAATAGCAGAGCCGTAGGAACCGGGGAGGTTTTTTATGTTAGCGGCGCCCTCGAAGCCACCGTTGGAGCGCTCGGGTCTGCCGATCCTCCCGAAACGGGCGTCACGGCACTCAACGGCGCCCTCAAGGGGTATGCCAAACTGTCGGGGTCTCTCGATGAAGTACGTTATTGGAAAACTGCTCGGACATCAAAAAAGATTCAACAATATTGGTTTGATCAGGTTGGAGGGGGAACCAATAGTGATCTTGCCAATACCCATTTGGGTGTTTATTATAAATTTAATGAAGGGATCACCACTAATGTCGCCATCGACGCGAATGTATTAGATTATTCCGGACGTATTTCGAATGGAACGTGGACTGGCTATAATCCGCTTTTTTCTCGCTCAACAGGGTCTGCAATGATAGAATCTTCGGCTAGCGCGATAGAATTTAGAGATCCCATTATTTATCCTTCTCATCTTGACGTAGTGAGCTTTTTAAATACCCAAAAGGGCATCGGAAAGGATTACGACACTACTAATGTCAACTCTCTCGTTTCCTATATGCCCACCTGGATGCTAGAAATTAATGAAACCGCGGAGGCAGATGCCAACAAGAACGTGTTAATGAATTTGTTACAGATACTTTCAAGTTATTTTGACAATGCGTCGCTTTTGATCGATAAAATCCCTTCTCTAAGTGAACCCAAATATTACACCTCGGGCACTTTTCCGCCTCCCTTTAATAAGAGGCTTTTAGAATCCCGCGGCTTTGTAGCGCCCGACATTTTTATGGATCTCAGCTTGCTTGAACAGTTTGCACAGCGGGACAATACTCTTTTATTCCAGGAGAGCGTAGAACATGTTAAAAGAACGATTTATCAAAATATCTATAATAATTTAATTTATTTATATAAATCAAAAGGCACCGAAAAATCTTTTAGAAACTTAATTAGATGTTTTGGTATTGACGATGAAGTATTAAAATTTAACATTTATACTAAAAACAATACATTTAAAATACAAGACAACACCAAATATGTCACTAAAACAAAACAATACGCTAATTTCAATGAAGTAGAAAATGGCGACGCAACGGTATATCAGCATACAGCGTCGGACGATACCAATGCCACTTCCTTTCTTACCATGGGCCCGGGCCTTGTGGGCGGTGATGTTCCTACTTTCAGTTCGGGCACTGCTTTTACTTTAGCAGCCGACGTAATTTTGCCAAATCATGTAACTATTGCGGAATACGCCACAGTTAAAGAAAACTATGATGGTAAAGTACAAAATCATTATCCTTTGATAGTGTCTTCATCTTTATTTGGCCTTCATGACGTAACTTCAGTTGAAAATGTTGGAACGTGGATCAATCCGGACTGGGCGAATTTTCAAGTTTATGCTGTAAAAGAAAATAATGATAAGTTTTCAACCACAGCTAAATTTGTTTTGAGCAGCGTGCCAAGCGCTCCCGCGGGACCAATAGAGACTATATTACCTATTGAATCGCCTTTTTTTGAAGATATTTATGACGATCAAAAGTGGACTTTAGCAGTATCCGTCTTTCCAGAAAAACAGGGAGTGAACCAAGTTGGAGGAACTAGTGGTTCCGACATGGGCGTCCCAACCTCACCCGACCAATCAGATTATATAATAAGATTTTATGGGTGTAATCATATCTCCGATATAAAATATCAAAGCTTTGAAGTTAGTGCGACGATTCCACAACAGGCTGGCGATTGGGGAGGCGCCTTCTTCTGGCACTGGCCCAACAAAAGAATATTCGCCGGCGCCCACCGCACTGATTTTAATGGAAGTCTAAGAGAGTTCTCGGATGCCAAGATATCCGCAGTCAAAGCGTGGTACGCGAATATTCCCACCTCTTCTATAGATCAGCATAACAAAAAAGCTGGGAATTATGGCGCAGCAGCCCCCACAAAAAATGCTTTTCTTTACGAGGAAGCTTACAATTCAGTTAATATACCTGAAATAGGAACGCTCGCTCTTCACTGGGATTTTACCACTGTAAGCTCTTCCGATGCATCGGGCCAATTTTTTGTTGAAGACGTTACATCCGGGAGCAACACCGATAATCGTTACGGTGATTTTAGCACGGGTGTATCTCGAAGACATCCGGGCCGCGGCGATTTCTTCCAAGCTTCTTCAACAGATGCGGTTCAAAATATTGCGCGCGCCACACTTAAACAACAAGTACCTGAAGTGTTGATAGATTCTAACCTCACAAAAATCTTAACTCAAGACGATGAGTTTTTTAATCGCGCCGCGCGTCCCATTACTTATTATTTCTCTATAGAAAAAAATCTGTTCCAAAGCATTTCTGAAGAGATGCTCGATATGTTTGCTTCTATTAAGTATTTAAATAATCTAATTGGGGAACCTGTAAATCTTTATCGATCCGAATACAAAGAATTGGGCAAGTTGCGCGAACTCTTTTTTGAAAAAGTTGGGAATGATTACGATTTTGATAAATATGTAGAATACTACAAGTACATTGATTACGCGATTGGCCAATATATTGAAAAACTCATTCCTGCTTCAATGTCTACTTTTCGCAAAGGGATCACAACTACAGTTGAAAACTTTGCATTAGACAGAAACAAATATGCGAATAAGTTTCCAATTATTAAAGATAAGATGCCACCCATTCTTCAGGCCCAAGCGCTGGGAATTAATGAACTTTTATATGATTGGGAGTTTGGCCATGCGCCTTCTTCTTCTGCCGGTTTTGGGACTCCGGAGTCGGTAGCTTGTCTTTGGTGGAAAGAACGAGCCGAACGAACAGGGTCCTTATCTATTGTAAGCAGCGACAATGCCGTCAATATCGACAAGCAAACAATGCTGGATTCTATTGTAAATGAGACAAATGCGAGCGCTCCAACGGTAAGTCAAACGAGTTCAGCTGGAACATCGATGTATTCTGGTTCCACTTATGTGACGCGACGATTGGCGAAACCTTATAGGCTTACGAGCGATCAGTCTCCATATTACCATGGAGGATCCAATTTTTATCAAAACAAGAAATATGATATTGTTAATGCGATGGGAGGTCTAAACCTTTTTCCGAACAATATGCTAGAAATAAGCAATGTCGAAGCTTTTGAAGAATGCACCGATGGACTAGATTTAGGGAAAAAACGGAAATATAAATACGAGGCGGCAATAGTAAATTTAGCAGGCGCCGGAGAACAAAATTATTTTAGAGCGAAGGGCGATTTGTTTGCTCCGTTCAGCCTATATAGTGCATCCATCGCAGGAGGATACCATGATGAAATAGCTGCACAATTTATGGTCGGCGCGGACATCACCAACTTTCATGATGATACATATGGCCCGGCCTATGAAGTACCAATGCAAGGTCCCTTTACTGAAAAATATGTTGGCGGATATCAGTATAGACACATTGATTTAAATTATAGTGGGACAGACCATCCTTTGGATACGGCCGTCACCCGTCCGGAAGGAAGGCTCGTGGAACTTAGTTCCGGCGAGATAGAGATTTTGGGCCAGTGGCTTTCGACCGACCGCGATCCCCCAGCTTGGTCTTTACGAGAGCCATTAGCCAAACGCCCCGTAAACATTGCGAACATTCTCCAAACAACCGGCTCCAGTCCAACTAAAATTGGTAACTATGAACACGATTATGATATTGTGCAGACTAGTGGCCGAACAATTAATAATTTGTTCTTTGTTGAAAGCGAAGGCATTGAGGTCATACCACAGACTTCACTTGTAATATTCTCCCCTGGCGCCACCCCTCCTGGCGCGCCCCTTGTGGATTATACTCTACCAGATCGTAGCATCAGCGGATCAAACAAATTTGTTTTTGTCAATCGCTTTTCTGCACCAGGCGGCCCTGAAGTCTCGTCTCTCGGCTTCATGGATGTAGAAGCTGCAGAGTTCTCTGTTTATAATGCGCTACCCTTTAGAAACTTAACTGTACGATTGCCATTACAAGAATTATTAACAGATCATTGCAAACAATTTGGCTATTTCAGCGACGCTCAGAACTCTGCCAGTTACGTTTTGGCTGGAGTCGCTTATCCCGGTACCAGCGGTTCGGTCAACACAGGATCTTATTATGCAACAGCGGGATATACAGACGCTACAGCTTCTTTCCATAAAGTTAATAGAAACACCAGGTTACAACCATTTATAGCAAACACTGGCTCGTTCTTTAACACTCTTTGTGCATCTTTGGTTAAAGCGACACCCGACTATATAGCCAATCTGGGCACGGCGGCCACTGACGGGTTGACCATTTGCACCTATTCTATGTGGGTCAACCCTATTGGAACTTTGTCTCCCACTTTAGACATGGCTATGAACCTAGGTGGTGCGCAACGCACTATTGATATTCGCGGCAATACTCCGGCCACACGATTCGTCCGTTTCGGCGCGGATTTTTCTACTACGGACGGTGTGTGGGACACAGACGAGGGAAGTATTATAGTGGGGGAATGGCACAATGTTGTGGTGGTGTATGATGGCTCGCTCACCACTAATGTTCCCGTCATTTACATTAATGGCGCACCCATGAACGTTACCACTTTTACGGAGCCGCAGGGAACATTAGTGATCTCCTATACTGCCCCCTATACTATTCTGGGGATAGACGCCAGTATAGGTGCGCTTTTTGCATTTGATGGATTTATAGATGAGGTGAGTTTGTGGAATAAAGCCCTAACTGCTGGCGAAGTACAAGAAATTTTTAATTCAACCGATGATTATTGTTATGGGGGCCCTAGCAACCTCTTTCAACACTCAGCAGTGGCATCTTTAATAAACTGGTGGCGCATGGGCGATGAACCCGGCGATGCCCTTCCCGCGGGCCCAATTATAGATCTCATTGGGGGCATTAATTTAACCACAATCGGAGGCGCCCCAACCCTTTCCGCTGATGTGCTCTCTGCATATTGTTATGCTATTAAGACCAAACCCGCCTACGACAACGCTTACATACAACATCAAATCCCCCAAACAGATGTACAATACGCTTGGATTAAAGCAAGCTTAATTGAAGGATATACGGGATCTGCACTTTATGGATTTGAAGAGCCGAATTACAGTCTTGCAAGCATGGCCTCTACGGATCTGACGTTTTGTAGTGCGAGTGATGTGGGAAGCAATTTATTCCGCGACGGTGGTTTTGTAGAATATGGCCGCATGCTTGGAGCACAGTACGGAAACCCGGTGTGCACGGTTGTATCACACCCAGAGACTTTTTTACCAACAGATTTTGTTGGTTTAAATTCTAATATTGTGGAACCTATAAGTTCTTCGACGAATATACTTGGATATCCCTCTCTCGTCGCCTCCTTCCATCCAGGCTGCATGGCTGAAGTAAATTATGTTAATACTACTTTTTGCGATGCGGAAGGCGCCAACGGCAACACTAACAGCCCAATGGGCCTCGCATCAGTTCTTAGCGCATTAATTGGCCACCGCCAAGGTCCATACGGTTGGCCCACTTGGAAACAAATTAGAGGCGGGATACACCCAATTGCGCGATACCAACGAAATCATAACATTATTCAGTATATAGATTTTGTTCAAACATGGACGGTTCAGCCCTTCCAGGGGGTGTCGATGCTGATGCCAGGCGGGACGGCCAAAACAATTATTTCCACAACAGAGCCCCCCTTATCTTCAAAATATAAGCCGCTCACCTTTGTAATGCCCTCTCATTCTCCTGCTAAGTTCGAGGAAAGCTTTGCCACAGTGGCATATGGAAACGCTCTCGTTAAGTTTACCGATCATCGTACTGAATTTGTACCTTCGCCGCTTGTCGGCTCCACGGCTTTAGATCTAGATGCTAAATTGAATACGGTTGCCACTAATACTTATTCTAACTTTGGGGCGATGAGAACTTTATTAGCCAAAAGCAATTATGCTGCAAACCCTGACGATTTTATTAAGGTTTCTTATAGTGAAACCATTTATCCCAAAGGCCAATACACTTATTTAAGCGGATCGCGTAAAAGAACGAGTTTTACCAATACGTTTTGGCGAACACACCGTTTTGATCGCACCATTCGTGATCTGCCTAATTCTTTGAGTGATTCACTGGGCGGCGGAGTTGTGCTTATTCCCACGGCAAGCATGTGGAAATTAGACGGGCATCTAAATTTTACAGACAATGCAGATTTTTGGACCAGCGGAAGTACCAATTTCAGAGCAGATGGCGCCGGTGAGCTACAAAATAATTATTGCTTATGGCGTAATAGTTTAGAGCCGGGTCATGTAAGCTGGGTGACCAATCCCGTGGACCCTGGAGCGTTTGTATATAATGCCGAGGGCTGCCAATTAACACCGTTGCCCCGAGCCGCCAGCGAATATGCGAGAAGAATACCTTATGTAGACATCAATGAAGATAACGGCCCACAAGCACGTAGCGGAAGTTACCGTCCTAATTATACGGCTGGTGGAGGCCTCGGCGAATGCAATGCTATTCCCATCCTGGGCAAACCCGCTTACTTAGCTGAATATTCTTTCCCAGATTTTGAGGGCTTTACAGGGGGCTCCACTGAATATTTTGTTTATGACACTATCATTAATGGCGATACCAAATGGACAGCAGCCGAGGAAAGCCCTTTAAATTATCAACCTTTTTATGATAGTTACGATGACTATATTGAAGATTTGTTTAGAGCTTCTAAGGACGCGACGATTGTACCTGAGTTTAGAATAAGTGAAAATATAAACTTTTACTTTAGCAATAATCCCAATATTTTCTTTGACGAAACGGGATTAAACTGGGCTCATGGCAACATCACAACGAATCAGTTGCTTACTTTGACAGGTTCGAGTTATGAGCCAAGTACGGGCAATTATGACGACTTTTTGAAAAGGTATGTCTTCTCGGATTTCTTAGAATATTTTACAATTGTAAAAGACACCTATGAGGATGGCCGCAACAAACTTCCGCCTGGAAGTAATCAAACGGAAGCTAAGACCGATTCGTTCGGCAACACTGTTTACGTAGAGACCTTACCTCCTCCTTTAGAAAGTACGCGTTTTAAAATTGTATGCGAAGCCGGAATCAAATTTCTTCCCTACGATGGATTTTACCCTGCCGAAAGGTGCGTTCAATTAGGAACTTTATTTTCACAGTCGGCCACGACCACGTTTGCGGGGACAGAAGCCAATTTTAGAACTCTGATGCAGCCTTTCTTTGCGCCTGGCATTGTATATAACAGTATTAAATCGGGCCTCGCGGTTGACTATCCGATCTATACTGCCGGTACGACTCCTCTTACGGCTGCATATAGTGCATCGACCAACACGGTGGCGTACAACATGGACGAGTTCGTCACGAACACTCTTTTATGGCAGGCCCAATTAGATGGCACGCCGTTTGATACTAGGATTCCTTTTGAGACCTTGTACGAGGCGGTTCCTCTTCCTACAACTATTTTAGATTTTGAACCAGCATGCCGTGCCCACATTGATTCTACTGCTTCTTTGAGCACCATCAATAGTAACTTTAGAGCGGCAATGGATAATTTCTTAGCAGAAAGTGTGAATACCTTTTTGGAAGGTGGAAATGTTACCCAACTTAAAAGCAATGTTTTCGTTAAAAACCTAGGGGACGGCGTTCCCATGGTCACAGTGCCTGGAAGCCCCTCCGCCACTAAAACTTATTCAATGGATGTGGTGTTAAATAATTCAACCAACATCAACAGTCTAAGTGATTTTAAGACGGCTGTGGAATTGCTTACCTATGACAGCGGCGATCCGGCCTCGTTAGGGAGCAACCCCCAATCGTGTAGTTTAAATGTAAATTCTTCTTCCATTATCATGTATTCGCGTGCCACCACGGGATATAGTATCGATCCCCATCTTTATGGTTCATCTTTTGGCATGCCCATGACGGCGTTCACGGCACAAACTATTCATGGCTCCAATGGTCTTTTAAGTCCACAGTGTACATACGGTACATGGTACAAGCTGGCCAGTTTCGAGCCCTATACACCTCCTTATTATGACGGTTTTGCAGCAGTTAGAATCTCCGTAGAACTACCGGGAGGCGAAGCTAGCATTACTCAGATTGCCAAAGATTTGCAATATACTTATTATCGTATGCCCACTTTCCACTCTTCTACGACTGATAATAAGGCATGGGCAAACGCGATGCATATGAGTGCATCTATTAATTTAGGCGGCGACAATTCGGAGAAAATTATTTTTGAAGGATACACTCCCAATAACCAGCACTATCATCAACAAATAATCTTTTCTCCCAAGTGGGAATGTCCTATTCTTGATTTTACAGATAAGACACCCGAGAAACCTTTTTACTCTACTATTGATGGGGGTGTAGCAAAAGGAATGTGGCATCAATATGGAGAAATCCCCTCTAGTGTCACATCGTCCCCTTTCGAACCCACCGGAAAGAAGGGGATTCAATTAAGTGTCCAACAAAGCGCAGAATCACGAACGCAGGAACATGGAGATCTGGCTACGTTACTGGGGTTTGTTGGGCCCGAGGTCACCCCTCAGACATTAGGAACGTTGGGTGAATACAGCACTGTTCAAACCCAGGCCAAGAAAAATACTCTAAGCGAAGCTCTAGTGGCTATTCCTTTCAAATTTGATAAAAACAATAATACTACTCAGACTTATCAGATCCTTCAGAGCGCTCTGGATGGCAAATCTGCGCCAAATGCTCAAACGTTCACAAATAGCAATGGCGTTACTACCGAAGTTCCTCCACGACTTAAGGGGGCGCGCGACTTATTCTTAGATGAGAATGGCCAGGTCATAGATTACGCTAATTTATTACCTCCCACTTTTAAAGAATTTTATACTAAATGGCCCGCAGAAAAAGACGTTCTTGATGATATTGATCCTGAAGTATATGCGTTGCTACAAAAAATGCACAAATACGTGGTGCCGCCCGAATTAGACTTTTTGCATAACCCTTCTATTTCTCCTTTTGTCATGTATATGTGGGAGTTTGAAGTAGACTTAAGCACACAAGATCTACAGAATATTTGGCAAAATATTGCACCCCCATTAGTTCAAGATGATGGAAATGCTAGCGGCGGATTTCTCAAGGTCGCAGGCACACCAATTGAACATGTGATGCCCACAACGGCGGCTCAGGCTATGTTGGGGGACCATCACAATTTCTTTTATGATATCTTTGATGAAGAAATAACCCGTTGGGCTGTCTTTAAAGTCAAAAAAAGGGCGCGCAATAACTATAATAATATAATAGGGCGCCCAAAAGATGGTGATAATTTCTTGATCCGACGCGATCTTTATTCCAAAGGAGTGGGGCCGAAAGATTATCCCTATTCATATAATTGGCCTCATGATTTTTATTCTTTGATTGAGCTAGTAAAAATTGACACCAGCACCACTTTTTCTAAACGAGTAGCCGAAATGCGCACAGAGGAAGACTAATTATGGAGTTTTTTGATAAAAAACAAGATGTGCTTGATATTAAATTAACTCGTTATGGACGCCAACTCCTTTCTCGCGGAAAATTTAAGCCAGCTTATTATAGTTTTTCGGATGATGACGTCATTTACGATCAGCGATGGATATCGGGCACCGTTGCTCTAGAACCCCAATCCCAAGTGGAAGGGCGTATCCAGGAAGGAACACCGCGTGTTGAAACTCTCAGTTCTAAAGTAGGGGCAGAAGTCACCGTTTTTAATAGCAACAATGGTTCTCAACTTCAAAATCTTATCGACCTCTATAACATTAGTACCGATATGGCACAAATGATAGCGGTGCAAGAGGACCCCAAGAAAGGAGGTCCAGAGGAAAAAGAGTTTCAAGAAATTTTAAATTCAATAGTTCTTGACGTGGACTTTGCCGATGCAGAAAAATTAGTACGCCATCACTTGGGGACAAAAAGATATTTTACTAATTTTGCTCCTGGTTGGAATGTAGTGTTTTATCATGGTTATATTTCTGGTTCATCTCCAACTTATTTCAAGAAAGACATCAATAAAAAAGTACCTCAAATCGACACTACCCTGAGAGATAGTTTTTCTCGATATCACGATGATCAAGATGCATTTGAGCTAAACCCGGCACTTAGGAATGTAATTGAAAAATATAATAAATATGGCAGCCTCGGAACAGTAACGGAAGAAACTGTTGGCGCCTACAGCGATGTTTTTGGGGAGGATGAGGGGATTGATTATTTAAACACCTACTATGAAAGTTTCCCTCTGCAAGAAGGCTCTGTGTTTGTGGAAAAGGATTTTCTTTTATTGTCGTTTGAGGAATCGGGGGTGGATTTTACTCACGAAAACTTTTCCTTAGAAGTATTTGAAATTGTTGAGCCTTTTGCTGAAGGGACCCCAGCGTCGGCTAGCACCGAACAATTAAATCGTTTAATGTTTGGAGACTTGGCGGAACAAGCCACCACCACCTCTAGAATGGTGGATGCCTATTTCGACGTGGAGTTCGACACGGAAATTAATAAAATCCTAGGATGTACTTTAACGGGCAAGAAACAACTTAAAACCAAGAACATATACAATACTAATGTTTTTAATTGCGAGCCCATAGACAACAAAGCCGAGTCTACGAGCACAGATATATACGATTTGGACCCAGTTGAAACAGAGGAGGTTTGTTGATGGCGAAAGGATTAAATTATGTACCTAGGCCTTTTGTTTCGCGGATTTTGGTAGAAACTGCCACCAATACGACATCCAATGCACAGCAATGGATAGACCTTTACACAGAACAAACGGATACCGACTTCGGCAATGATAAAGCCAACAAGTTAAAGATTACGTTTAATTTCGCCTTTAAAAGCCTTTACCCTTCGTATGGGAATTGCGTTGCCCTAGAAGAAACCTCAACTGTGATCTCCAAGCTGGGCATCACGGGCTATCGTGTAAGAGATCCAAAATTGCTTAAGGAGTTTTTAGATTTTAAAGTCGAAGTGGGGTTCGGGAAAAGAGAATGGGCCGAGGCAAATTTTGGCATAGGCGCCTCCCACCCCATGCCCTACATATTAAAAGAAGATCTTCCAGATTATATTGTGCGCCAAAATGGTACCAATATTTTAACCCTTCCCCATTATATATTTGATATATATGAATATAACGACACAGCGGCCACGCCTAATGGAAACCCAGAGTTTCTTGCTTATGTGTTTTTTATCACTGATAAATCTATTACCCCCAACGTTTTTACTAGTGAAATTGTTTTTAGAGGCGGCGCTTTGGTAAACACTACATCTTATTTTGTAATTGGGGATCATTATGAAAAAGGGGGAAAGATGTATAGCCTTGTGGAAGAAAATCTCGACGTTGATACTGGCGTAAGCTTAACTGCACAAGTAAAAAAATCCTATGGGGCCCCCGGTCAATTGTGGTGCGGCAGCGTACATAAACATGGTGCTAAATTGATGGCGGGCCTGGAAAAGAATGGCGCACAACCTGTTCTTAAGATGTACACGGCGCGGAATGATAAAATAGTGGATGTTAGAGCCGCACAAGCGGTGGACAAAACATATGCTTATGAAGGATCTCAATATGAGAAGTCGCTTTCTTTTATCACTACTCCCACATTTGCCAATTATCAACAGTACAAAGTTACGGACTATCTTATTCCCCAAAGCAATGGTGTTTTTACAGAGGTAGATTATTCCATTCGGACTTTCACCTCTGCAGATGATTATAGCATGGCCCTCTCCATGCCACCTGCGGCTAAAGTTTGCTTGTTCTTTGGAATGGATAAGGTGCGTTTATTAAAGCAAGGCACAGCACTTCCCGGGCTTTTGGATAGGCTGACGGCCTTCAATCCTGACTTTTTATCGTATTTTACGGCTAAAATTAACATTACGCGCTTTGAAATTGCGCGTCTCAATGTTGAGACGGGCCAAGCTCAAATTCTTTTAATCGGAAATAATGGTGATTATTTTGACGATGCAGCAACTGCCGACCCTGATAATAAACCTGTTGCTCGTCGAGCAAAAGGGCATCGTCTTCGCCGCGTAGGAGCAGCTGGAACCAATATTAAATTCGCCAATGATGACGGTACTATAAGCTTTTATGAGTTTAGAGACGGCGAATTAAATGCCGATAGTTATGATAATGGGATGTATAAGTATTCGGTAAAAGTAAGCTTTAGAGACCCTATATGGGATTATCTCAATGGCCATTTAACCACCCTTACCAAGATCACAGAAGATTTAGACGATTTGTTGTTTAAAACTTCTTTAAAGTTTCTCGATACTTCCGTCAATAAAACAGTAGCGGTTTTTGATAAATATTATCAAAAAATGAATCCCGTTTTTGTTGAAAAGGCACTAGCTGGAACAGCACTAGTGGGATTTACTTTTGCAACTGAGGGCGCATATGAGGGAGTCCCTCAAAGCATCGTCACCGCCTTTGCCCCTTATCACGTGACGGAGACAACCAAATATAATAATTTAACTTTATTGTTACATGCAATTTCTGGAGATATGACCGCGTTGGTAGCGATAGACGATTATTATCAACAAACCGAATTGCAAGCTGCTTACGGCAATTCTTATCATAGCGATATTCGCGATTATTTAATTAATTCTACAAAACTTGCCACTACCACTCCCATTTTGTTGGAAAAGGCTCGTTCCATTCTGGCTCTTTTGAGCGATAAAATCGCAAAGGTAGTGAGCATCTATAGTCGCGAGATTAAAAACAAAAACAGCGACGTAGGCGCCGATCCTTATACAGATTTTCTTAAGGGCCAAGGCGACTTTGCGAGCCCGAGTACGGTAAACGAAATTGAAATGAAACACACTTTCAAAAAGGACATTGACCTTGCCAAAGTGAAAGATCGTTTTGACTGGCTACAGAATATGGGCCCTTCTACGCAGCCATTTTATAGTTTAAAAGTGGTTAGAAGTGGCGATTATATAGATACGATTGCCACTAGTTTTAGTTATTTGCTAAATGAAGATACGACTTATGATCCATTGGCCATCGGAGTTGATTATTGGTTTTTGCCCTCTTACACAATGAGGTTCGAGTGGGGGCAGGGATATGTGATGTGGGGAGATACCCCTCGTGCAGGCACAGAAACTTTTAAACTTTTTAACTATAAAGATCAGCCGCAAGGAACATTTGCAGGGGATTTTGAAAATAAGTTCTATCAAGCCATGAGGAAAAAAGTATTGGGAGGCTCTACGGATACACAAAAGAACGTATCGATGCTGGAGATTCTCGCTTTTTTTGGAATTAAAGGTCCCACTAAGTTTTTTGAATTGACCTTCCTCGGCCTAACCCCCGTCCTTTCCGAAGAACAGAAGACAACCATAAGCTTAATTGCATCAGCATTAGATTTTAAAAAAGCAGGCGAGTCCGGAGACCAGGAACAAGAAACCGACGTAGATTCCAACCCAACAGGCAAATTGGTAACAAAATCAGGGGGTGTCACAGAAAAAGATACGGCATCGGGTGCCCCCCATGAATGGGGGGGCCTCTCGGCAAAAATGTGGGATATAAATGCCGCTAAAAAAATCCTTGCGTTGCTTTTTTCGGATAATTCCAAAAAGAATAACTATAGGAATCTTAATCTTTTTCAAGATGATACACCTTTCATTCAAAAAACGCTTCACAAAACTGTTGCCGGTGTTTCTTTGGACAATCCGGGATTTACGCAAGGTATCCCCGTAACAATGAACCTCTTGCTCCGCTTGGCTAATGCCGGGAATTATGCTGCGACTGTTTCTCCCTTTATGGAACAAAACATATTCGATGCTAATGGAACTTTAATGCTTGAAAATTATTATTTGTATATTTTGTTTTTGTGTCTGCTGGGACGGGTAGAATATTTAACGGGGTTTACTCAAAGGCCCGGGATGGGCACTTTAACCCCCACTTCTTTTCATTATAGAAATCAAGTTAGATCCCCCCAATGGGCCAAGCTTACACCAATCGCGATTGGAAGCCTTAAAGATGATGAATTTTTGTATTGTCGGGTGAGTCTATACGATGAAGGCCCCCTTATCGATAATTCCTATATACGCTTATTTAGAGCCTATTTTACTAATGATCAATATTTTTACATGGGAGCAGGCACAACCTATACTATGGCTCCCGAAGATGCCGCGGGGCCCTTAACTACTTCTACGCCCAATCTTACGACTGCCACCGGTTTAAATGTCCTCCCCGCTGGTGCGCTAGCCACACCGGGCGGCGCCACTAATTCAGTGACACAGGGCTTGTCCATTGGCTTTGGGGCTTCCGGCGCGCCAACACCAGCACTGCCGGGAGGTGCACCACTACCGTCAGCTGCAGGGAAACGCGCGCCCAAGGGGAAAAATAAAAAGAATAAGGGAAGCGCCAAAGGAAAGAAAAAGAAGCCCCTGCGGCGGCGGAAGAAGATATAGACCTAAAGACTTCAGAGCATTAACAGTGCATGAATAAAAGGAATTATACTAATTATTAATGGATTTTAAGGAGAAATAGATGCCCCCTACTGGATACAATAGCGATTATTATAGCAGTGCTTATTTACTATATATGGATGACTCTGCCCCCTCCGTCGATAACGTGGTAAGTGATTACGATTTTTCCATATATTATGATTCAACAGACACCGCAGGTGCAAATACAACACCACCGACCGGAGAGACGGACGACAGCGCCGCTCCGCTCACATATACTTCATAGGCATTATTAATAATGGGAATAAAAACTGAAATAGCAGTAGAAAAGCCGCCGGACCCACCAGTAGCGTACGCCTTTGTAGATGGCTGGCACGGGCACGATCCAAATGCAGTATCCCCGTCGTCTTACACTTTGATAGACAATTTTGATAAATTTGATCTCGATACTTATAGCCGTTATATATCTATTGCGACGGTGACGGAAACCACCGCTCCTTTAATGCGAAGTGTGATACAAAACCTCGAAACAGTAGAGATGCCCAATTACACGCGCCCCTTTGCTTATAGATGGGAAATAAGGCCCGATCTGCTGCGCTTTTTTACCAATAGGCGATTTTATTTGAATCAAGACAATGTAGTGAGCTATCCTCCCCAGACGTATTTATGGCCCGCCTGCACAGGCCAAGCTTGCGTATCGGCTACGGATCTTATGCCCTATACGTTTGCTGCGAAAAAGGCCGCCATCGGCATGGTCTCGAAACAATATCCTTATGAAGGTACAGAATTTTTAACAAGCTTGATCCCTGTTTATGACGAGGGCTGGAGGTCTTCTCCAATTAATGAAAAACTAAACAATAATTTTTCTCTGACCAATTCTAAGATAAAGTGGATAGATTACTTTATAGGAGGCAACAGGGGTCCCCACGGAGAGACTTATAGCATCCCCCAACATCAATTGGGATACGCTCAGCTGGAGCGCCGAGTACCGCAAGCTCCGCAGACCTCTGAGGCGTTTTTAGAGGTGCTAGAATATCTCAGAAAGTTGCTGAGTTCCGGTGTCCACCAATCCGGGAATCAATACGTTCTCGACGAGCATCACGCGAGCCAAGATTTGTCGGATTATCGAGGTATATATACAAACATGGTCCGCTACAGTTCTGGTCCCAACTATCCCGAGGGCGCGCTGGCGGAGCCTTTGCTGCAGCTCCAAATGTTCACTCGCATGGGCTACTTACCAGGCCTGGATAGTGGAGGGGATTGGCCCTGGGCATATGATGCCGCTTACAGGCTCCTAATGCGTTTGACCAGTTTTCAGTATGTATCTTTTTGGGAAGGGTCCTCCCAAGATCCTCATCTGGCCAATGGCTATAAATTTCCTAAGCACACTTACTTTGTTGCAGACTTCCCTATAGGTCGCCCCTCTGCTTTTGGCTCCCAAAAGGAAGATCTTTACACGGGTACTCGTAAGGATCTACTTGGTTGTGTTCCTACTTATAATTATTTTTCTCCTTTGACCGAGGATTTTACACCAGAGGTTGTAACCACCGAACGACAGCTTCCCAATATCTATACTTTTTATTCTTATAAGGCGAATACCACCACTTCCCAATTAGCTTATTACAAGGCTCTGATTCATTTGGGGAAGAACTCTTCTACTAGCACGGCAGCTGCTAATTTTCAATTGAATGATTATTATACGACCATCAAGACCATGGCACCGGAGGGCTCTGAAGCTGCCCCATCGGTCCTTGACCGCTATAAAAAAGTAGTCTTTGGCGCCAATCTCGAAATCTTAAAGGATGTTAAAGCAATACGAGATTATTTTCCTTATAGCATAGAAATTAATTTGCCCAATGCTCATTTTTCAGAGGCTATGCAAAAATTTGAAGAGAAGGGGGCGGTAGATTATTTCACCAGCTTGTTAGCAAATTATTCCGTAGATCCTGCTGCTTCCAGACGTCGAACGGCGATTCATAAGTACATTTTGCTTGATAGGTCCAGGCAGCACCCCAGCCATGGCGGAGGCGACATTAAGTTGTCCGACCTCCAAATTTTAAATCTTTCTCATTTTATGAGAAATACTCAATCGGAATTTGTAGAGCATATTGATGATCACAGATGTGTCAAATTTGGGTCGATTCTTGCACCCAATCAAGACGCAGAAGGGTCGGAAGCTACCGACACCGCCTTCGATTTATATGCCACTAAATTCAACAATGTTTTTCTCAGCGGCTATACAGGCGACACCCCCCCGCAATATTTAGAAGGTCTGGACAACTATATTAAAGCAAAAGCGTTAAGCTTCTGGGGTGTATATGAGGGTAGAAAATGCCACACAGAAATTCTAGTTTTTGAGATAGTGAAGTTTAAAATTAATCAATATGGAAAGAAAGAATTGGTGCAAAGTATTTTTATACCGAATGTTTCTAGTTTTAAAGACGTATTTTCCTATGTTGATACGCAGGTATTTCCCAATCATTCTTATACTTATGAAGTTTTTACACACACGTTGCTTGTAGGCAATGTTTATGAAATTTTACGAAAGCATGATAGTCCGGAGACCGAAGCCAAAAAACAAGGCACTGATGATATTTTGTGGTATGGCTACCCCCCAACGTCGGGTGAGTGGCCAGGTTGGCGCCCCACTGAGTTTAACTTAACCAAGTTAGATGGCGCCGCCGAAGACGCTGACTACGAACCAACAGGCGTTAGAAACATGCCCACGGCTTTGATTGTGAGGGCACCGTATTACAACAATGAATCACTAGGGGCCCAAAGCGAAACCATTGTTACATCCCGACCTCCACTGGTTCCCGATGTTGCTTTTTATTCTTATAAAGACGTGGCGGATAAAGTTTTAGTGCTTCTTAATCAAAACTTTGGGACCAAAACCATGTTGCCCATCCCCATTTTTCCGGATGATGAAGATAAAATACAAAAACAATTCAATGCCCAGCAATACGATGATAAGCCCCCTGGTTATCTTATTTATGCATCTGATGATTATCGGGGAAGGTGGGAAATATATCGCACGACACGTCAGCCCTTAGAGTTAACCGATTTTGATAAGGTGGTGCCCCGCACGATTGAAACACGCGAGCGCTCAGGATATGAAGACGCCATATTGCCCAATACTGATTATTATTATATGGTACGTTTTGTAGACTTGCATGAGAACATTTCCAATCCCACTAGCATCTTTTATTTAAGGATGGTTGAAGAAGAGGGGTTTCCCCCTTATTTGCTCGTGAAGGCGCATAGTATAACTGATTTTCATCGCAACATTATCACCAAACGATTTAAAAAGTTTGTTAAAATTAAACTAAAAGACACTCTAAGAACGGTAATAGGAGAATCCGCTACGTCTGCGCAAATAAGCTATGATGTGGGAGGCTCTAAGAAATTAAACAAATATAAATTTAGAATCACCTCTCTCAAAACCGGGAAGCAAATAGATATCAATGTTGGCTTTAGCCACATTGTGCATGCGGCTCCGCTTGTTGCTCCTAATGCTTTATTGGGTGACGATTGGTCCGAAGTTACGGAAGCCATGGCAGCCAAAGCTGAAGAGGCTCTCAACGTTAAAGTGGAGAACAATTCGGATGCGTCGTGCGATTAATTTTAAAATAGCAAATGAAAAAAAGTTCTAATGTTAATAAATATAATAGATTGTAAAGAATGGACTAATTAATAAAAGGAGTTAAGTTATGGGTTTTTTAGATAATTCGGGCGATATTATTTTAGACGCGGTTCTCACCGATACTGGTCGAATGAGAATGGCAAAGGGCGATGGAACCTTTAAAATAGCTAAATATGCGTTTGGCGATGATGAAATTGATTATGGAAACTATAACGCCACTAATCCTAGTGGATCCGCTTATTACGATTTAGAGATTTTACAAACTCCAATTCTTGAAGCATTTACAAACAATCGCTCTTCTTTAAAGCACAAATTAGTTACAATGACTAACAACAACCTTCTCTTTTTGCCTGAAATTGTATTAAATGATAATGTATCCATTGGATACAAGGGCAAGTTGCCGCCCCCCACAGATTTGGCCACGGGGAGTTTTATTGTGGCCGTTGATGCCACTACTGTTAACACCCTTACGGGACAGGACGGCGGTATAGGGCAGCTGAACGGAAGATTTATTGTGGGCACTGCCCCCCAAACGACTGCTAGTCCTTTTATTCGAGTCGACCAGGGTTTAAACACTACTAAATTGTCCGCGGAACAACAACTAAGTGCAGAATTGCGCGAACAGCAATATTTAGTTCAAATTGATAACCGCCTAGGCCGCCTCACCGATCCCCGCGGCCAGTCAGCTACTTCACCAGCTTTTATCGACGACGATCAAATTGCTTCTTATTATTTTACATTGGGCGTCGGCGGTTTTGTAGAGTTATGCACAACCGGCCCACGCAACGCCATTACGGCTGTTGGCGATAGCGAGGGCACCGGTGGATCAGCGGGAGATTTCCAAGTCTTGGATGGGCCGCGGGGCACCAACCTTTTATTTTCCATCCAAGCCCAAAGCAATGTACAAGCCAGCACCTTTTTGTTTGAAACGTTGGGTACAACCAAAAACTTTGAGGGCGTGGACTATTTTGTTATTGATTCCACCGTCAAAGTAACCGGCGTTACTACAGGATATACAATAGACCTTCCCGTACGATACGTAAAACAACAGACTTAAAATTAGGAGAGCATAATGGCTAACACTTTTAAAACATTTTTACCCGAAGACATTGCGACCACGCGGACGCTACTTCACGAGGCAATTCCGATCACGGGAACGATTGTTTCTGGTACTTATGAAGATTTAAATATTAAAAACTTTACACACGCTATGTTTCAATCAGTGTATGATTATCCTTTTTTAAGTTCTTCGGCTAATCACATCTTTGACATAACTTGGGGCTATTCTGTTAACAGCCCTCAAAGTGCAAGTACTGGGCTTAAAGTGCAGCAAGACAAAAAGATTAATATCTATAATCAAATGGCGCTGGTTTTAAATGAGTTGGACATCTCAGGGAATATCCGAGATTTTGATAGAGATGGGGAGATAGATGTTGATATAGACGATGACATGCAATCCGTCTTTTTCCTTAATTTTACTCGTTTGTTGATGAAAGATGAGATAAAGAAAAATTCCTTTAGAATGACAATCTTTACAGGCTCAACGGTACCTGTAAAACTTGGCGCTGTTGCCCTACAGCCAGTAATTGGCGATTATGGAGCAACGACTAATTACAAAATTAATTCGCCTGCGGGAGAATACGGCCTTCTCTTTACTTCGTCCCTTTTTACTGGTCACGCCACAAATCCTCCTGTGGGCCATTTATATTATCAAGCGGGCATCGCAGTTATCACTTCTTCTATTTTTACTAATCAATTTGGAGATAATGCTGCAGCGGTGGCATCCGAACCGTGGATTGGCTCCATCGGCGAAGCTTTGACTGGCGCCACCATCCCGCAATTGGCGGATGGCCTCAGATTTACTATTGACAACATCCAATTCAATAACACTACAGAGCTTAATTCAACTATTTATTTCTGCCGGGCACATAATACGGATTTTAATTATTCTTCAAATCCAACGTATTTATCTTCTTCTCAAATTGTAGTTAAAAATAATAATCCGATGGCAAATCCGGTCTCTTATATGACTACGGTTGGGCTTTATTCTCCCGATAACGAGTTGATGGCCGTAGCGAAAGTGTCCGAACCACTTAAAAAGTCGCCCGCTAACGAGCTTACTTTACGAGTGAGACTCGATTATTAAAAAAAATGCCCTATTATGAATTTAAACCAGAGGATTTATTTTATAATACAATCGAAACGTGGCCTACAGTACAATTTGATGTCAATATCAACACTGTTTATCTAAATAATAAAAATGAAATTACAGGTGCCCACGTTCTTAACGCCGGTTGTATTCCCACGGGGTTTATAAGCCTTTATGAATTGAATGTGGACAGGGACTTTTCTGCACAAACCTATGATCCCAAAACTAATCCAGATGGTATACAGAGTAAAATATTTCCATTCGTAACCAAAGATGGAAGTTTTGAAGCCATTGGAAATGTATCGGTAAAAGACTACTTTAATACTTTTGAATATGGGGACGTTATCACCGGGTCGTATCCTATGTCGGCCAGTTTGATTCGCTCTGGAACCGCCCCGGGCGGACAATTTGTCATGGCACTGAGGAACACTTTAAATTATTATACGCCTGTAAGTCCTCATTATGCTTTTTCTTCGTCGATCTTTCAACGAGACTTCGGAACGGACGATGTAAATCTTTTAAACATACCTTCTATTTTTTATGGTTCCCAACTCAGAAAGGGAACGGTACGTTTAAAATTTTATATTTCGGGCACGCTAGTGGCAGAACTTAATGATAGAGATTTTAATGGAGAGTTGATCCAAGTGGACGGCGACGCCTTTGCCACAGCGGCTTCTAATGATGTGGTTGCAGGTGTAGTTTTATATAAAGAAGGGATCATCATGTTGACTGGCAGTCGCAATCTTACCCTTGAGACATATGAATTTGGAATCGGCGCGGCACATGAGGGCCGATGGCTCGACTTTGCGGCGGGCGCCAACGATGGAGTGGATCCAGTTACTCCAAGCGCCAGTTTCTCTGTGAACTTTGAAGGAATAAACAATGTACAAACTTTAACAATGTTTGCAAACGCTCCCAAGTCAAATTTAAATTTCTCTTCTAACCCAACCTTTTTAAATCATTCTTCTTCATTAATAACACAACCCGTAACGAGTAGTGTACAATATAAAGAATCCGAAGAGACAGAAATCTTTAATACAGTCAGTAGCTCGTACTTCAATTTTGACGAAAGATTTAAACATCAGACATTTATTAGTAAAATAGGTATATACGATTATCAAAAAAATCTTATAGCCGTCGCCAATTTGGCCACACCCATTAAAAAGAATAGTGAACGCGATTTCACTTTTAAATTAAAACTAGATCTTTAGGAAATAAAAAAATGATTTTAGGGCTGGACGTAAGTACCAGCATCACCGGGTTCTGTATCTTGGATGCAAGCTCAGAAATTATACGTTGTGATGCGTGGGACTTCAGAAATAAAAATAAGTACAATTCAGAGTTTAAAAAAGCGGCTCTGATAAAAGAACAGCTTTGTTCGATTAAAGCGCAATATCCAATTGAAAAGGTGTACATTGAAAAACCTTTTGTGTTTTTTAAAGGAGGTGGCTCCTCTGGCAAAACAATGGCCACTCTCCAACGATTCAATGGAATGGTCTCTTGGATTGCCAAAGAAACCTTTGACAGGGACCCTCTTTATTTTACAGCGCAAGCGGCGCGCAAGCTTTTAAATATTAAAGTCCCTCGCGGTTCCCGAGCAAAAGAAGAGGTAATCAAATGGTTGCTTGACAATGCACCTTCTTTTAGTGTAGAATATACTAAGTTTGGTAATCCCAAACCAAAGTATTTCGACATGGCAGACGCAATTATCGTCGCCAAAGCAGGGCTCACTACATTAAATGCAAACCAAAATCCAAATTCTTAGAGACGCTTTCGGATCATATTACAAATCAAAAAATGAATATTTATTTAAATGTCCATTTTGCGAACATCATAAGAAAAAACTTTCAATCAACTTAAAGTCAAATGTCTATAAATGCTGGGTTTGTGACAGCAAAGGCAAAAGCATTCAATATCTTATAAAGAGATTTGCTTCTAGAACAGCTTTAAAAGAGTGGCAGCTGTTAGATGAAAAAGTTGATATGTCTTTGGCGGACAATTTATTTGACGCTCCCCGGGAAGAAGAACAAACTATCGAACTCCCTTCTGAGTTTGTTTGCTTGGCGAATGGTAACCTTCCATTAACAGCTAAAAAACCTTTAAATTATTTAAAAAAACGAGGTATAATAGAGAAGGACATTAAATATTTTAAAATAGGCTTTTGTGAAGAGGGCGAGTACAAGAGCAGAATAATCATACCCTCATTTAATGAAGACGGATATTGCAATTATTTTGTTGCACGAACCTATACCAACAATTGGTCAAAATACAAAAACCCACAAGTATCTAAAGATATTATATTTAACGATTTGCTAATTGATTGGAACCAGCCTGTTGCGATAGTTGAAGGAATCTTTGATGCCATTAAAGCTCCAAATGCCATTCCTTTACTTGGATCAACTTTAAATAAAAAATCTAAACTTTTTTGTAAGCTAGCACAAAACACCAAACGTGTTTATCTAGCATTAGATAAAGATGCATTAAAAAAGTCTTTTCTAATCATTAAGGATCTGTTAGAGTATGGGTTGGAGGTCTATAGGATAGATACATCAAAAATAGATGATATTGGTAGTATTTCTAAAGTAGAAGCGCTTGAATTGAGAAATGCGGCCCTGCCTATGACCTTTGAGAATTATATCGATATAGGGTATAAAATTAGTTAAATACTGGAGGAACCAATGCGATTTGCGCATTTAGCTGACACACACATCAAAAACCTAAAGTATCATTACGAATACAAAGAAGTTTTTAAAAAATTATACGAGACTTTGCGAAAAGAAAAAGTGGATTATATTATTCATTGCGGTGACATAGCCCATACAAAGACTCAACTTTCTCCTGAATTTGTGGACCTTTGTTCTAACTTTCTTTCGCAACTTGCTGCTATAGCACCTACTTACCTAATTCTTGGGAACCACGATGGCAACCTTAAAAACAGTAGCAGGCAGGATGCCATTACCCCTATTGTAGAGGCGTTAAACAATCCAAACTTATTCTTGTTAAAGAGTAGTGGAGAGGAGAATTTAAATGGAAATTATAGCCTTAATGTTCTTAGTGTCTTTGATCGTGATAATTGGGTTCCACCTTCCGACAATCGAAAAATTAATATTGCTCTTTATCATGGCGCTATTTCTAATAGTCGGACTGACTTGGGTTGGGTTATGGAACATGGCGAAGACGACCTTTCAATCTTTGAAGGACACGATTTCGCGTTTCTGGGCGACATTCACAAAACCAATCAGACGCTAGACCACAAGGGACGAATTCGTTATGCCGGATCCACCATTCAACAAAATCATGGCGAAACAAATGACAAAGGATTTCTGATTTGGGATATCCAAGATACCGATAATTGGGATGTAAAACATGTCCAGTTAAAAAATCCCAAACCTTTCATCACTATAGAGTTAACGCCCAAGGGAAGAATGCCCAATAAAATTCAAGTTCCTACCGGTGCCCGTTTGCGTTTGGTTTCCAATAACAATCTTCCTCTGGATGTTATGAAGAAAGCAGTGGAGATTGCGAAGCATCGCTTCAAGCCCGAAAGTATTACATTTTTAAATCGGGCTGCAGGAGAGCGTGGAAATATAGAAGAATTCGCTGATGGATTGGCCAGTGACAATTTAAGAGACCCGGTGGTGCAAGAGGAGTTGATCGAAGAGTATTTAAAAGACTTTCAGGCAGAGGAAGATTTATTACAGCGTGTTAAACGACTCAACTCTAAATACAATAGGACAGTAGAGGCGCAAGAAGAAGTCGGAAGAAACGTTAATTGGAAACTAGAATCACTAGAATGGGAAAACTTATTTAATTATGGAACTGGGAATAGGATCAGCTTTAGTAAGCTTAATGGAATCGTGGGAGTCTTTGGAAAAAACTTCAGCGGAAAGTCTAGTATTATTGACAGCATGCTCTACGCTCTCTTCAATTCTACTAGTAAAAATGAGAGGAAAAATCTCAACATCATTAATCAAAATAAAGAAACTGGCTTGGGGAAAGTAAAGATTTCCATAGGCAATAAATTATATACAGTCGAAAGGTCCTCTGAAAAATATGTTAGAAAGCTCAAGGGAGAAGAGACCTTAGAAGCCAAAACTGATCTTAATTTTGAATGTTATGACGCCGCCACCGACGAGGTTCAAAGCCTCAATGGTCTAACGCGCAATGAAACCGATAAGATTGTAAGAAAGCATTTTGGAACTCTCGAAGACTTTCTTTTAACTTCGATGGCCTCTCAGCTTGGTTCTCTCCAGTTTATTAGCGAAGGTTCAACCAGACGAAAAGAAATTCTTGCTAAGTTTCTTGACCTAGAAATGTTTGAAAAGAAATATAAAATGGCCAAAGAAGATGCGTCTGATTTGCGAGGGGCCCTCAAGCGATTGGAGGGAAAAGAATTTGCCGAAGATATTTTATTAACTGAGAATTGTATCCTCTCCAATGAAAAAGAGATGGGAATGCACGTTAAAAAATGCGAGGGTTTAAAGGTTGAACTAACTAACTTCACCACCGAATTAAATGATTTGATTAAAAAAATTGACTCCATCCCCACGGAGATCATCAATATTGCAGAAATCACCACTCAACTCGGTACCAAAGAGAAAGAAGTTGCCAATTTAATTGCTCACAATATACAATTAAATGAAGAACTGTTTAGCAATAAAGAGGTTTTAGTTAAAATTGTTAACTTTGTTTCTGAATTTGATGTTACCGAGGTACAAAAAAACAAAACTATACTAATTGAGAAACAAGAAAAGTTTAATCAACTTGTCGGCGAGATTAAAAACGAAGAAATAAGACTACAGAACCAACATAAGAAAACTCAATTGCTTAAAGAAGTTCCGTGCGGTTCGGAGTTTTCTCATTGCAAATTTATAAAAGATGCTTATGCTGCAGCCGATCAATTGACTCTTACAAAACATTCTTGTGCGAAATTAATGACCAACAAGGATCGAGTGGACAAGGAGATCATAAAATTAAATCCCGAAAAGATAGAGGAGCATTTACATAACTATGATCAATTGCTCGATAAGCAATCCACTTTAGAAGCGGAGACAAGACATGCGACCCTTACCATAGAAAAAAATGATATCGCCTATCAATCTTTAAATAAAGAAATTGAACATTTATATGAAAAGCAGAATACCTATCATAAAAATAAAAATACCATTGAAGGGAAAGAAATGTTAGTGCGCCAGTCACTATCCATCGAGAAAGATATCAAGAACAAGAAGAAGGCTGTTCAAAAGTGCGAAAACCAAAAGCTTGAACTGTATAAAGAGCACGGCTCTTTAGAACAAAAGCTCACTTCTCTTGAAGAGCAGAAACAAGAGTTGGCTGATCTCCGAGAAGATTATGCTGCATATGATTTATTTATGCAATGTATGCATAGCAATGGGATTTCATACGACATCATTAAAAGAAAGCTTCCTGTGATTAATAATGAAATTGCCAAAGTGCTTGCGAACGTTGTTAGCTTTGAAATCTTTTTTGAAAATGAGGGCAGGCACCTAAAAATATTAATTAAGCACCCCAGCCACGAACCTCGTCCCATAGAAATGGGAAGCGGAGCCGAAAAGACGATTGCGGCAATGGCAATTCGTCTGGCCCTTCTATCTGTTTCTAATTTGCCCAAATCAAACATCTTTATTCTCGATGAACCCGGTACCGCCCTGGATGCCGATAATATGGATGGCTTTGTACGCATCCTTGATTTAGTCAAATCTTATTTTAAAACTGTATTGTTAGTGTCCCATCTGGAGTCTCTCAAAGATTGTGTGGACATGCAAATAACAATCGATAAAAAAGATAAATATGCGTATGTAATGGAGGCGTAATGTGCCAGTATACGATTTTAAATGCAGTACATGCGAACATATTTTTGAATTAATTCAAAAGTATCTCGACCCCCACCCCTCCTGTGAAAAGTGCGGAGAACCCACAATTAAAATTATATCTAGCACCACCTTTATTTTAAAAGGGGGCGGCTGGTATAAAGACGGATATTCTGCCGAACCCCCTGATTCTAAAAAAGTTTCAGATAAATAAAGATAATAAGAACAAAATGACTAATTATACTGAAAAGCAAGGAGTTTATAATGGCAGATCCGCAAGGTTATTTTGTAGGAACACAGGTTCCCGCAGTTGGTTTAAGAAATGTAGGTTCATATCAGGTCTCTGGTCACCCCTTTATCACTGGTTCGCTTCTCAGCACGACGCAAGAGCTACAAGTAGATTTTCCCTTTGTCACCAAAGAGTTTACAGTGGTTTCGTCAGGGAGCACAGATGGAGGCCCCATTTTACGCGTCCACTTTAATACGAGTAGTGACGGAAATGTTATGGCAGACGGTGCAAGTGCAGGCGGTCATCATTTTGTATCGGTTGGCCCCGGCGGTGTCTCGGCAACGTTTGATGTTAAATGCACACGAGTTTTTATTACTTGTTTTTCTGGTGGTATTGAACAGGTAGCCAATAGCGATAATGGGTTTGAGCTTTTAGCATCTTTAACTAACATTCCCACCTCAAGTATGTATCCCCTGACCGGTTCGGGGTTGACGACTTAATATTATAAAGGAGACCGTTTTTCATGACAGATTATAAGGGCTCTCCCGCTGATCAGATTGCTGCAAGTCTCACAGCCGGTGGGCTAGTATGTTCTCCCACAGCATCGGGCTGCAGTACTGTTGCCATTGGTGCTGATGGAAGCTCATTGGTTTTAACTCCGATGGGCGCCGGCGGTGGCGGCGGCGGCGGTGGTGGCCTCATCACCACTTATTCGAATCCGGGAAATGATAGAATGATAACTTCGGTTAATGGCAGCACCATTAACGGCGAAGCAAATTTTACTTTCGATGGAACAGAAATGACTATAGGCGCCAGTACCGCAGCCGATATTCATATCACCGGGACTATGCGCATCAGCGGTACCGTTCCTAATTCCGCTAGTCTTTTCCTGACTGGCACCGGGCCTTTTCCCGCCATTACAGCAGACGATCCTTATTTTTGCCTCTTGGCTGATGAAGATAAAGATTCTGCTGCTATTATTGGCCAAGCTTATATGGGCTATGGCGGCTTTCTTGATCGTGCAGTTTTTGGCCATAAAGATTCTCAAGCTGTGCCTACAGCTTTTGCTTTTATGCAAAAAGGCTTAACAGGAGGTGCCATTGAAGCGGGCTCTGTTTCTATTAATGCGCCTTCAACGGGCTATTTATCGTTTGCTATTTCTTCTGCCCATAAAGCACGCTTTTCGGTTATGAATTTGGGCGGAGTCGCAGCAGCCCAACTTGCGGATCCTCCCGCACCGGGTAATAATCCGCAGTCTGGGTTTGCAATTGGCACCAATTATTTTCCTAGTTACCCCCTAGACGTTTCAGGCGGAATACGCGTTGGTGTATTTACCGATAAAATGCAAACGAATGTGGATGGCGGGGGGGGTTTTGTCCCCTCGATGCACTATATCACCGGCACCATCTTACATACAGGCTCTTATATTTTACGGGGGGCCCCGGGCGGCTTCGGCACCGCCGGAGCAGACGCAGGCCTCTTGATTGTTTCAGCTTCTGGCCCATGCGCCACGGGCATTGATGTTTCGGGGTCCATTACAGCATCCTGCGGAATCTCTGCTAGTTTTTTCCAGGGTGATGGATCACAATTAGCAAATCTTCCAGGCGGTGGGGCTTCTGCGGGCAGCGATACTCAAATCCAATATAGCATCGGCGGCGGAAACTTTGGAGCCAATTCTAATCTTACATATGAATACGGAGCAACTCCAAACTTCCTCTCTTTAACCGGTACGTTGCTGCACACTGGTTCTTACGAATTAAGCGGCGGATTAAAGATATTATCAAGTAGCATGGGTGAATACCCCGCCAACGGCTGCGCCTTCGACCAACTAAATGGTGGCCATAAATTACCTTATATAGAACTTCTAAACGACGGCTTCGGCCCCACCAATAATTATTATACGGCTTCTTTAGATTATTATTATATGGTTCTGAAAGATAATACTGGCAATCCGGCCCCAACCGGGATTCGAGTGGCGTTGCCTGACGCGGCCTCCGCAGGTGCGGGTAGGACTTTGGTCATTAAAAGAGGGATGGATACTGCCAATGTGGCTGGGTGCGCTGGCCCCGCATTGTGTTCGGACTTGGTTTATCATCCTCAATCTCACAATTACCTCGATTTGAGCCAAGACGATAAGCCCCTCAACGGCTCATTTGAGTCTGTTACGGTAATGTCGGATGGCAACGACGGGTGGTGGACAGTATAAAATGGAACACAAAGGAGAAACAGTTTAAATGTCATACAAATCGGTATCCGGAGCTGTATATAAGCTAGGCCCTACCCATTGGTCGAATGCCACTACCGCGTCAGTTGCATTCATCAATCCTGATTTGGGATCTTATCTTTTCAATAGTGAGGTGGGGGCAAGTTCCTCCTTCACTATTTCCGGCAGCGTACAAATTACTGGCTCCGCCGCCGGGGGGGGGCCTGATGGTACCCTATTTACGATTGAAGCAGGCGGATCCGGACGCGACGTCGACGGCAAAGTCGCTTTACACGTCCAAGCTAGCGGCGGCTTTGGCCGAGTTGGAATTGGTAAATCGAGCCCTAAAGTTGAATTGGATGTGGGATACGACAGCGTAAGCGATCCCAATAATTTCGCTCCGGACAGCGGCGGCGGCGAAGTGGTATTTTTTGCATCTTCATCGCACCCGACCCTCACCGCAGGTGCTCTCTATTATATGAACGATACTAGCAGTTGGCAAAGCGCCTCGGCCCATTCAACAGGCTCCGGCGCAGATCGCTTGCTTGCTATCTCCTTGGGAACTTCTCCTCAAGACCATGGGATGCTAATTCGAGGCTGGTTTAACGCCACTACTTTCTTTACAGGCGCATTTAGCTCAGGTGCAGCCGTCTACATTCACTCAGGAACAGCCGGTTACATGAACGGCTCGCCACCCACGGGAGAGAGTAGTTATTCCCGTATTGTCGGCTACGGCAGTGCCAATAGCAACTTAATTTATTTCAATCCTAGTTCAAACTGGATTGAACTCACCGGAAGTTAATCGTGGCTCTAGGATCTTCTAAGCCAGTCTGTTATTATCAATTCGAAAACAATGCATATGATGATTCTCTTGCTGGTAATATGATGGACGGTACCGTCGCGACAGGCGCTTCTTTTTCAACTCTTCAGAA